CTGCCCCGCCGGACTGGCCGCCCCCCCGGAGGACAATGCACCGTCTTGACGCCCGCCGCCACCACCGGAACCGCCGGCGCTTCCGTTCCCGCCCGTGGACCCACCGACTGCGGCGCCGCCGCCGCCGCCGCCGCCGGCCTCGATAGAATTGAAGGAAGAAATACCCCCGTCAGATCCGGCAGCCCCGCCGCCAATTCCAGCGCCAGCGCCACCAGCACCGACAACGATCGGATAGGTTCCGACAGTGACGGAAGACACGCCAGCGATTAGCCCGCCGGCCCCGCCACCGCCGCCGCCGGATCTGGAACCACCGCCGCCGCCGCCCGCTACAACCAGGTAGGTCACGTCACCAGAGCCCGAAGTCACTTCAAATGTGCCATCGCCCGTAAAGGTGTGAACCTTATAGTCGCCGTCTTCGGATATCGTTCCCCCGGTAGCGGTAATAAAAGACCCACCGCCGCCAAAAGCATAAGGGTTGACAAGAAAACTCATGTGCGCCGCCCGATCAGGACAATCTTACCGCCGATGGCCGTGCCATCTCCGATCTGGTCGAGATCGATCGTCATTTCCGCATCGTCAGCCAGGCTGGTATCGGAAAGAACCGCCGGCGTCGCCGCGCCGACCGACGTCTTTGCGGTGTTGTCGACCGTGAGCTTGGTCGACAGGATCGACGCGCCCCCTTCGTTGATGTCGAAGGTTAGGATGCTGCCGCTCGCCTGCGCCACCTTGACCGACGCCCGCGGGATTGCTGTCAGCGTGAAGGCATAGGGCATCCGGAACGTGACCTTGCCGGCTCCCGCCGTCAACGGCGTGGTTTCGTCACCCAGAGCAATGACAAGGCTTTCGATCGGCTTGATATCGGTCCCGAATTCGACCCAGGCCGAACCCGACCAGACATAAAGCTTGTCTTCGTCGCGCACCCAGACTTTCAGTCCCTCGTGCCGCGCCCCGATAGGTATATCAGTGCCAGCGGAGTCGACATCAGGAACGAAACGCCATGCATTCGACCAGTAGATAGCGATCTTGTTCGCCTTGCCGGCCCACGCTCCGGTCGGCGCAGCGCCAATGATATAGGAATCCCCGCTAGTCGGACTCCCCGGAGGCGTATTGATCGCGCGATCGATTACACCCTGTGCCAGCGCTTGCAACATGATGAGCGCTTCGTTGTGGGAAATCTCTGGCTGGTTCTGTTGGCTGACAATCTCGGGAATACCCAGGTCCGGGGAAGTGGTCATTTCCGTTCCTCTTTAAACGGTGAAGCTGGCAGGCCGTCCGCGGCCCCGCGTAGCGCTGATCTGATAGACTTTCCCGGTGACGGCTGCCCCAGGCGTTATGCCGTCCGCTGTCTGTTGAGCGGCTGAGTAAGGCGTCGTTGGCGAAGTCACGGAGATCGTTCGAACGACCGAGGCGCCGACAATGATGTCAACTTCGTAGGCCTCGTTCTCTTCACCGAGAGGCACAAGGCCATTCCCCAAACCGGGCGCAGAAAGACGCGTTCGCCGGATCCAGGTCAGAGTGAGATTGTTCGAACTGTCACGTGTCCCTCGAATATGTACCGGCTCATATGGACGCTTGCCCTCTCCCGTGTGGGTAAAGCTCTGCGAGGAAGCCTCGTCTTCGTCCTGCAGGATGGACACCGGCCGAAACAGACGCGCCTTGTTCCAGTCGGCCGAGGAGTAATCCGAGCGCTGAATCGTTCCGGTCTCCATGAGAACGAATTTCTCGTTGGATCCATGCGTGCCCACATTCGCCTCGGTACCGGCCCGGCCGCGTAGAAGGTTCGAAAGCTGATAAGTGTTTTCGGAGATGAGCGTCGCGGTCGCAAATTGCAGATATTCGCCGCCCTGGCCATTTGAGGGCCCAAGCCACGCCATATTACCGCCATTCAGGACGGACAGCTCGCTCAGGCTTTCGAGTTCTTCTCCGTCCGAAACAACGACGGTTAGGATATTGCCACGGTCCCATACCGTTGTTGGACCAGTGGCTAGAGGGGTTGCAACGTCACCGACGATCGCCTCGACGCCTACGGTATTCATTGTGGGGTAGGTCGTACCGCCATCAGAAGACCGCTGAACCGAGGCGCCGCGCCAACCAGTTTCGACGGCATGAACGGCCCAATAGAAACCGTCATCGTCATTGGTATCCAGCAGGATCGGTGCATCTAGCAGAATGAGATCGGTGTCACCGACGAGCTGCACCTCATTGTTCCGCGGAAATCCTGACTGGCCGGTTGCGGTCGACTCGTAAACCTCCGGATCGTTGCCGAACAAGGACACTTCGATGAGGCCATTGGCGGCTAGGTTCAAGCGCTCGATGCGCATCGCTTCAATGCCAAGCTCCGGCAGAGATGGCGATTTGAGGACGGGGACTGCAATTACCTCACCGGCCTGCAGATCGATCCAACGCTCTGTCAGGTGAATCACACCGGTTCGGCGGGCTGCCCATGATTCGTAGAGCAGCCGGTCCGCAACCCTCCTCCCCTCGTCCGGAGTGAGCGAAATAGCGGCATCGACCGACAGATTGTTCCGGCTGTCACCTTTCAGCCGCTCCGAGCGCTGCGAATTGACATCGTAATCAAGCTCCACATCCCGGTACTTGAAACTCGCTGCTCTCGGAAGCTGTTGGTCATAGAGCCGTTCACTGAGGACCGCATCGTCCCGACTGGTACCACCGTCTCCAGACATCGCGACGGCCGCCAAATCTTCGGCGGGAATGGTGGCACGAACGACGGTGCCGCGCTTGATGAACCGAATTTCTCCACCATGGTCAGCAACATCAAAGCCATACACGAGTCCAAGTGGCTGCAATGCATCCCAGGCCGAAGATTCCCGGCCGATTGCGTATCCTCTCAATGAGGTGTTTGCCAGGCGCGAAACACTGGCATCGGCCACGCCGGCACGCGTGCAGATGTCGCGGGCAACATCTGCAACAGTTGTGCTGGTTTGAGCTTCTATTTCGAACTCGAGATTCGGAAGGACGTTGCCAAAGTCGGCAAGCTCGAGCCGTTCCAGAACAACGTACCCGAGACCGCGATATGCAGGAACATTACCCGCACCAAGGTAGCTCTCGATAAGAGTGTCAGGCTCCTGGCTAAAACCACCCTCATAGAAGCGAATGATGCGGACGACAGACTGCTTACCCAGCCCCCTTGACCATCCGTGCATCTCTGTACCGGTGACGTTCGGTGCGCTGGCGTTTCTGTCGCGATCGAAAATGAGCTTGCCATTGGCCCATATACGCTTCAGATCAGTGATCTGATTTCCACTAAGACAGATCGCGGCGTGGACGTGATAGGTATATTCCGTTGTCTGCGTGCCACCGCCGCCGCCCTTCCCCCCCTGCTTCGTGGTCTTCTTGACCTCGATCAGTCCGCTTGACCAGATCAGGTTGCCGGCCAGACGGACGCTTGGCCCGTAAAGAAGCGGGATAGCCTCACCATAAGTGGACGCGGTGACCGTGAGATCGGAAACCCGAGGGCCTTCGATCTTCGTTGTCTTCTTAAACAACATGTTGTCGATCAGAGCGCCACCGATCGTGCCTGCAGCACCAAGCAGAGACGCAGTGGAAACGCCAAGGAACGAACCACCAATTGCTGCGCCGATCGCCTGGCCGGCGAACCCCAGCGCCAAGGCCGCTGCATCCGCATGGCCACAGCCAGCCAGAAGCGCTGCACCCGAGGCGCTGCACAAGGTGAATGGTCTAATTTTCATGTCTGTCAGATGGTCTTAGGTGGGATCCGGAGGCGCCACCAGGAATGCACCCGCTCGCGCCATTCATTGGTGAAGCCGTGTTCAACGACCTTCCCGATCGGTTCGTAGGCATGGATCAACGTCAGACGTTGAGAGGGCTCCGTTGAACCGTGCTTGGGCGGGGCATCCGTTGTGGCCAGGAATGCGAGATGCATCGGCATACCGTCGCGCCAAGCGATCCACGCAACATCACCGGATCGCGCCTTGGAGGGCGGAACACGACCGAGGTGTTCGCGTATCGCGCGTTCCATTTTATCGGGGTTTGGCAGCCGGCTGTATGAGCCGATGCGAGCCCAATCCTCTGCCGATATCGTGTAACCCATGACGTTGGCTACGCCTCTGATCAGGCCAACGCAGTCGCACGCAATTCCTTTCATGGAACATTGGTGCCGATAAGGTGTGCCCACCCAACTACGTGCTTCAGCGACGATCGACGACATGGCTCAGCCCTTGGAGTTCGGCGACTCGATGAGTTCGTCACGACCCGGGACATCGGGCTGACCGCCATAGTTGATGTAGTTCGAAAAGGACTTGCAGCCGTCGACGATGTTTCCGCATGACGGGGCAACCTCATAAGTATCGCCGGCAGATATTGGGTACCGAAGCGGATCCCACAGTACGAACCGCTTCAGATCTTTATCCCAAGTCTTTACCTCGGATGTTTGCCCCTCATTATCCCCGGACGTCCAGGTCAACAGGCTGGCGTTAAAGGCTCCAGTGTCTTCAGTCCTTGCAGTGTCAAAAAAGACCCGGCGGCTCTGCTTGTTCGGTGCGCTCGTTGCTGCTCCACCGGTCACTGTGCCGGTCACCTTGTTGGCGTCATAGGAAAGTCCGCACCTGGTGTCGTATTGTCGGTACCGGCACCCCGGGCTGTAGAGCTCGACGAGAGAGACTTGCTCCATCTTCGCGCCCGCCGTGAGAACTTCGGCGGTAAAGGTAACATCCCCCTGAGAAACGGAACCTATCGTCCCTTTGGCCATCCGCCGCGGGCGTTCCAGAGGATCCAGGATTGGTAGTCCACCGGATGCCACTGTACCGTCGAGCCACGGCACCTTCCAGACTTCTACCGCGGCCCCGTCGTAGAGACCGGAATAGAGATCTTCCTCGCTGATACGCTCATCATCCAGCAGACCATTGACTTCTTGGTTGCCAACATTTCCGAGTGGTGTCGAAAATTCCAAGGCGCCACCTGAGAGGGATTTACATGCCTTGCAAACCACACCGTTGAACGTCAGATCTTCATCCAGAGATGTGAACCCGAGCGGGTCGCTGCCGTCCGTTTTGGTGATAAGCCAGCACTGAGCCCATTGCGTCGCACACGGGACATATGTGGCAAGTACCATGAGCGGCAGATGCGTGGCACGCGCTTCAGTGGTGCCGGCTACAAGTACCGATACTGGCGCCTGCGTTGACCGCGCGGGCGCCGTGTCCGGTGCAAGCACCATGACAGCGGCCTGTGTCGACCTGGTGGCGGAAGGCCCTCCAATCAGGCCGAGAACCGCCGTTTGCGTTGCACGGGTATTGGTCAAGCTGTCTTCTCCAGGCGCAGCTTGGCCGCGTTAAAGCCGCTTGCCGTCCAAGGAGAACCGGTGTTTGGATCGGTTTCGAAGACGTCAGGCCAATAGGTGTAAACTTCCGTGATCGGCCGATCGGTACCGGCTGCAACAGCCGCCGCCGACAGAAGCGACGCTTGCACGTTTGCCGTTCCTGCGTCTGACTTGCGCAACATACTTTGCGTCATGACGGCACTAATGGCCGAAACCCCAGCCGGCAGGTTACCCAATTCAAACTCTGAAATGTCGTTGACTGATGCCGCTTCGATGTATGTCGTATCCGCGTCGGGTTGCACTTCATCCAACTGGGTATAGCCAGTCGAACCGCTGTTCGGGGTCCAGTCGGCTTGCGCGGTGTCGTCGTTGGGGAACAGCGTATAGATCCGCTGCGGGCCAATGAAGTCGTTGTTGTAGCTTCCGGAGGTATCCCAGACGAAAATGTCGTCAAGATAAAATTCAGAACCGCTAGCGGCGCCGGAAGAGGGGTCACCGAAGACAACCGATGCAAAATCGTTTGAACCGGTATTTTGCGCCGTCAGGTCAATTATTGTAATGCCGTTAACGCGCAACTCCACTGTGCCCGTCGTGGCATTTCTGAAAACCTTGAATTCGATATGATTCCACGCTTGCGCCGTGAGAACCTGCCCGGATCTGTAAAGGGAAGTCCCGGTGTTTGCATAGCCGCGGAAGACCTCGATACTGGCATCGGACTGAAACGTGACAGTGAAAACCGCTACGTTCGAATTGTCCCGCAACTGGACGCCGATCCGGTTATTTCCGGCTGGTATTTGCGGCAGATATAGACCGAACCCGATGCCGACCGTTGTCAGATTGGAACCGAGAAGACGCCTCATCCGTTGATTGGACGAACCGACCTGTCTCAGGGAATAAGTTCCGGTTCGCGCAATACCCGACGAAACCAGGAAACCGGTGTTCATGTCTGCCCAAACACCGGCAAGCATCGCGTCGCGGCCGCCATTCGGCGACACGCCGTAATGATCGAATCCATCCATCCAAATAAGAGCCATGACTTTTACCTATGCTGTGAAGACCTCAGCAAAGAGGAACTTCCATGAGAACGAGGTCTGCGAAACTGCTGGTCTGGTACGAGAAGACGATCGCCTCGAGCGCATCGTCACTCTCGAAGCGAACCGGAACGTCGAAGTAGAACCCTGCAGTGATCGTGGTTGAGCCTGCCGGGGCGCTGTCGAATGTTACGATCCCGCCTTCCCGGCTCACGCTCCACCCCATGGAAGGGTCGACGCCGTTGATCTTGACAACCACGGTCGCAACGATCGGAAGACGGATCGGCCGGACATGGGAGTAAGCCCCCCTGGTGTATGTCTTGACGAGCTGAAACTGCGTCTTTGCACCGTTGCCCGTTCCGATCACTTGATCCGTACCGGAAATGACCGGTTCGACGTTCGCCGCAGTGAGGCTCACCGAAGCGAAGTCCAACGGGTTTCGGAACGGGAATGACTTGAACGGGCCATTCGTCACTGCCCAATGGTTCATCAGACCATCAAGGACATCGTGGTCGCGAACCGCGTTCGGCAACCGGAACGTATGCAGCGGATTGACCCGGTTCCGGTTGCTCTGCTCGTCACCGGAATCGGACCGAGCAATCGTGGTTGACGTCTTCGGCGCGGCCACACAGGGGTAACCCGGCACCTCGTCCGGCATGTAGATGTCGATGAAAGACGCCATGAAGCTTATCCCTGACCAAGGCCGCGACGGGCCTGGCGCATGATCTGCCGCTTGGAATAGCGGTATGCGTTCGGATCTTCAGACTTGATGTACCAGGTCTGATTGATGGTCTGTCCGCCCTGCATCTCCGGAGTGACCGTCGCACCGGTCCGGCCGCCCGTCACGATTTCAGGGCCTTCCTCACCGGTGATTGCCCACTTGCCGGGTGGGATGAAGCCACCGTCCGCATACATGCCGGCAAAGGCTGAGTTCAACACGCTGCCAAGACCGCCGCCCCCACCGCCACCACCGAGCAGGCCACCCAGGATGTTGCTGAAGAAACCACCTATGCCACCGCCAGCACCGCCGACACCGCCACCGATGCCGCCACCCGCGAACCCTGCCATGGATCGGCTCAGGCTCCGCATCAACGGTTCGATGACGAAGGCCTGCAGCGCGATCTCGCCGAGCCGCTTCACAAGATTCTCGAACGCCTCGTCCAGGTTCTCCGCATCTGTGATCGCGGACTTCAGGAAGTCGCCGACGGCCTGGCTGGCATCGTTGATCCATGAGAACTCGTCGAGGCTGAGGGCGTAATCCGCAAAGGCTTGTTGCGCCCGTCCAGCAAGCTCGGGATGCTTGGCCACAACGGCGCTGAGCTCTTCCTGCTTCTTCTTCAGCTTCTCCGTCGCGGTTGCGGTCTCTTCGATGAGATCACGGGCCCGCTCTTCCGTCGCGATGGCCTGGAGCGCATCCCGGATCCGGAGCATGACGGCCGGAGCTTCCTGCAGCTTGCCGCTCGTCGCCGCATCAATAAACCGCTGCACATCGGCCGCAGCAACATTGATGGACTGAGCCGTCGAAACAGCTTCCCGGTCCAGATCGCTGAGGAAGCCAACGGCGGCGCGCTGCTCGAGCTCCGCCAATTTCTCGCTGAGGGTGCCGGCGGCCTTTGCCGCAGCGCTGTGACCACGGGCGGCTTTCCGCGCAGCCTTCTCCCCTTCCTTGACCGCCTCGTTATTCTTGACGATCCTTTCGGCATAGTCCGCCGCAATGTCCTTGCCGACGTTGTATTCCTTATTGAGCCGTTCCGTTTCCCGGACAATCGCCTTCTGTGTCGAGGAGAGCTTGCTGTTCGCCAGTTCCTCTTCCAGACCGGCCATACCGGACTTCATCTTGGCCAGTCCCTCTACGACGGCATTGGTCTTCCCGACTTCAGCAAGGGCATCACTGATACCCCGGATCCTTGAAGCGACGTTGGCCGCCACGGCTTCCGCGCCCTGAAGCTGTCCGACGAGCTGATTGATGGCCGAGGCATACTTGCCGATGTCGCGCACTTCGAGGGCGACCTCCGAAATCGCCTCGGCGAAATCGTTGGCCTGCATTTCACCGTCGAGGAACTTGCGGGTGAGCTCCTGGATCCGCGCCTGGTTGGCGTTGTCGAGATCCCCGAAGAGGTCCATGAACGAGAAGTCAGCGGTTACCTGCTGCAACTCGAATGCAAGGCTGATCAGGTCATTCATGTAGGCCTTGGCATCCGCCTGTGCGGCCCGGGCTTTTTCCTCTTCTCGCAGCTTTGCGGCAGCGGTCGCAGTGTTGAGATAACCTTCGCTCAGCTGGTCGAGCGTGCTGGTGAGGCCAAGGGCCTCGCGCTGCTGAGCGGTCAGAGCGTCGACATACTCCTGCCCCTTCTGCGCGGCCCGGGCCGAGTTCTGAGCGGTATAGAGCAGCGCAAGGCTGATACCGGTGATGGCCAGGCCGATAGGCCCGCCGAAGAATGCCATGGTGCCGGACAGTGCCCGCATACCGACCGCGGCGGCGCGCGCCCGCACGGTGGTCGCGGCGATGGCCGTGTTGAGGGAAGTCGTGGCAGCTGCAGCGCCCTTGGCAGAAGCGGCGTAGTTCCGGTTCGCCGGGATCAGTGCTGCCTGAGCGGACCGCAATCTGTTCTGTTCCGCCGCCAATTCTGCGCTCGATGCCCTGAGCGCCTTCTGGGACTGGAGAGCGGCTGCGGCGGCGCGCTGACGATCGCGTTCCGCCGCACGGATCTCTCCCTGCCCAAAGGCGAAACCAAAGCCCTGTCGGCCCTGAGCGCGCATTGCGTCAACCTGCTGCGCCGCGACGCGCTGCTGTTCCCGGGCGATCGTGATGTTCCGCCGGTACGCTGCCTGCTCCTCGATGAGCTGGCCAATGCGAGTCTTGTGCGCCGCTACCGTCTTCAGGATCTCGGACCGCTGAGCAGCATAGCCCTGCTGGATCAGGCCGGCCTTGTTCGCCATCTCCTGAGCCTGGACCACATTGCTCTGCAACGCGGCCTTTGTCTGTGCCATGCCATCGGTGACGGACTTCACGTTCCGGCCGAAGGCGGCGCCGACCCACCGGGCACCGAAGGCTGCGGTAAGGGCGATGATCGACTCCGCAACGGTGTCTATGTTCTCCGAAAGGGCATTCAGGCCATTGGCCACCATCTGGGTAGCGCCAAGGCTCTTGTCCTGCGAGCCGATGTACCGGACAAAGGCGTTATCGAGCCTGGTCAAGCTCTGGGAAATGGAGACCTGGGTCCGGCTGAAAAGCTCGTCGATCTTCGGAGCGACCTTCTCGAACGCGGCAACGATGCGCTCCGCGGTGAGTTCGCCGGCAGCACCCATCTCCTTCAGATCACCGACGGCGACGCCAAGCCCCTCGGCCAAGAGGGCACCAAGCGGCGTTTCCTTCAGCGCCCGGAGTTCTTCACCCCCAAGCTGATCAGCTGCAAGGCCCTGGGTAAGCTGGATAGCGGCCGAACTCGCTTCCTGAGACGTCGCACCGCCGGCAATAAAGCCTTTCTGCAGCGTGCGTGTCAGGTCGAGCCGGCGCTCGAGTGAGAGGTTCATCCGATCGGTGGCGCGGGTGATACGCGTAAACAGCACCGCGTTTTCGCGGAGACCGGTACGGGTGTCCTGGGAGATGTTGAACAACGCCTCCTCGACAAGCAGCCGTTCCTGCTCCGTCTTGGTGACGGTCTTCAGCTGGTTGTTGAGGTTCGTGTAACTGTCCGCCATTGCGGTGACAGCATTGGCCACCAGAGCGGTGGAGAGACCACCGAACACGGCGGTAAGGCTGAGCATGGTGGCGCGAAGAAATTCCGCGCGGCGGGTGAGGCTGTCGAGGCTGCGGGCGCCGGCCAAAAACCCATGACCGATGATCCGGGAGTGGCCGGCACGGCGCAGGTTCTCGATCGAGCGCGTCGTGCCGTCAAGGCTGGTGCGCATCCGCCGCGTTTCGGCGGCGGTACGCGCGGATGTCCGGCTGAGATCCGAGGCAAACTCGGATCCGTTCATCCGCAGATTGACGATGAGGTTCCCGATCGGCTGGACCATCTACTTCTTTACCTTCGACTCTTTCAAGGCCCAGGGCGGCAAGGTGGCGGGATCGATTTTGATCTGCCCGGAAAGCATCAGCTGAACTTCGCGCTGCGCTTTGGTGAGCGGCTTTTCCGGTGCGGAAGGCTCGAGGAGCTTCTTGAGATCGGGGAACTTCTTGGGAGCGTGGTGGCCGATGCGAACGAGGTTCGCGATCTGCCATGCCTGGATTGCATCCCGCTTCGCTTTGAACTCGGAGACGGTTCCAATCCAGTCGGTCAGTTCTGCAGGAGTTTCAGCCCAGAACTCGGCCGGCTTCATGCCGCATTTGAACGCGGCACGCTTTAGCCGTTCGATCCAGTGTCCGGGCTTTTCGGAGGGTTTTCGGCTTCCTTCGCCTCCCTGCCCTTGGCTTCGCGTTCGGCGACCTCAATCAGAAGGTCTTCGAAGGTCTTGCCAAACCGGCCGAGGGAAAGAGCGTCCAGGCAGTGCTTAGCGAGTACGTCGATCGTCAGTTCCGGGTTCGTGTTGAACGCCTCATCAAGATCGAAGTCTTCAACACGCTTTCCGTCGCCGTCGCATAGACCGACGCCAACGACGAACATGACGGCCATCGGCGATCCTGTTTCCAGGAGGCTCGCAACGCGCGACCAGTATTCCTGCGTCCCGGAAAGCTGATCCTCCCGGGCGTATTCCATCTCGATCGCCGCGAAGGCATTCATGCCTATTCGCAGCTTATAGCCGGCCCCGAGCTCCGGGACCGGCACTTCCTTGGTGAACTTGTTGGCCGTCATGTTACGACAGGTCCGTGAGCGTCGAAGCGCCGGTCAGGGTGATTTCCAGCGACATGGTCACCAGGTCATCCATCGGCGTGGACTGCGACAGATTGGTCACGTAACCGGCGAACAATTCGCCCCATGTCATGGCGGTACCGGAGGCGTCGACACAGCCGGTCCAGTCCAGCAGGAAGTTCTTCAGCAGCCTGTTCTCGAAGATGTAGATCAAGCCGCCGGCAGCGTTCTTGTGCGTGGCGTGGTTCGGGTCGAACGACATTTCGGCAGAGATGACGCCGCTATCCTTCAGGTGCGGGCGTTTCTCACGATACCCGCCAGTCGAACCGAGATGGGTCGTGTCGACGATTTCAGCCGTCCGTCCCGGGCCGCTGATCGATTTGACGTTGGCGATCGCGGCGAAGGCTTCCGGAGAAGCCCCGTCGCCGATCTTGAGCGCGGCACCAAGGCCGATGAAACCACTATTGGCAGCCATTTTCAGATCTCCTCTTGGTCATGGCTTTCCGGCTGGAGATCTGATTGCTCCAGTACCGGGTCTTCGGGTTGCGAAGGGGGTGAGAAAACGGCTTTGACACCGCAGACAGCGAGCAACTTCCGCTTCGCCTCGGCCGGGTCAAAGGTCTCAAATCGGCAGGTTTTGCATGCCCACCGTGGATAACCGTGCCACGGCTGGGAAATCATACCGCAGCCGTCGGGAACAAGCTTTGTGACCTCATCTCCAGCGGAGTCTGTAGTCCGAGGAGCGCCGGTAGTTTTCGACGAGGTCTTCGTAGAACGCGCCATCGCTGGGATCCTTCATGAAGATTGCGGAGTAGGTTTTGACGCTGGTGGTCACCGCGCCGCGGAAGTCCTTCAGCGCAGCCTCGACGGCTTCGCCGAGCCGGTCGGTTTCCGCCGGATCCTTGCCGATGCAAGTGACGGTGACCGTCGAAGTCGGGTAGTGGTCCGCACCGGAAAGGTTGTAGGCCTCGCCCTGCCCGCTGAGCCGGACCGCGATCGCCGGCAGATCCTTCTCCGCCTCGATGATCGTCGGGTAGATGCGAGTACCGACGATGGCCGTGACGCCACCAATTCCGAGAAGGCACTTGATCGTGATCGCGGTTGCGCTCATCGCCGGAAGCTCCTTGCGTGCAGCTGAGCCGCCTTGGCTTCTATCTTCTGCGCCAGGTCAGTCATGATGACGTTCTTGGCCTCGTCGCCCTTGGCTTCGAACGCCGGACCGAAGAACGGCCTTGCGGGGTTGCCCGGATGCATCGGCGGCATGCCGACAAAGATTCCGCGACGGATCGAAGCGCCTGGCCTGACCGAGTGCCGCTGCGTGCCGAACTCCACCCAATGGGCCGTGTTGATCGCGCCTCCGGCCATGCCGACGGTCATCACCGGAGAGTGCCGAGGTTGGCCGGGCTGCTTCACCACGGCAACGGCCTGACCCCTCGTCCGCGCGGCGGTCTGGTTGACGTGCTTGTTGGCGTCCCAGCGTTTCTGGATCTCCGGCTTCAGGACGTTCGCACCCTTGCGCAGCGACGAGTCCAGCACCGGGCCGCCGATCGCACGGCCAAGCTCCGCCAGCGCCGATACCAGTGCGGTGTCGCCGGTAAGGGTCATCCCAAGTCTGCGGTTCATGCTGCGGCGTTCTTGTCCGTTTCGAGAGCGTCAATAACAGTGACGTCCCGGGTCACCCGGTCCGGATTGACGGCTTCGATCTTGAAGTAGGCGTACCGGTCTCCGGTACCGTCATCGAAGGTGCCTTGCGGATCCCAGACAATGCGCATCGCTGCGTCGACGCCGTCCAGGTCGAGGAAGTCACCGACGATGGTCCGCTTTGCGGTGCTTTCCTTCGCCCCGCCCGCGTTCCGTTCCCGGCCGCCCTTGTTCCTGATCTCCACCCAACGGGCCCGCTCCACGGTCCATGCCCCTGCGGCCGGCACGTTGTAATCCGCGTCCACCGACGAGGACCGGGTCTGAAACTGCACGTAGCAGTCGCGTTTAATGGTGCGCATTACGCTGCGGACTTCTCGCCCACATCGTTGGAAAGAACCGAAATCTCGACGCCCGGGCCGGTGACGAGCACTTCGACGCCATGGAAACCTTGGCGGCTCAGTATCTTCTTGACCGCATCCCTGACGCGGTCAACGTTCTCTGCGGATGGTTCGACCGGCAGCCGAACCACAACGATGTCACCGTTCTTCACCGACAAGCGGCTCAGGTCTTCCAGTTTCAACTCGGTCATTTCGCCCTCACGCAGCCTGATCATTCATGATTTTGAACTTCCCGGCCGCCGCCTCGATGCCGTACATGATCTTGCGCGGCACCTCGACGAGGCGGGGCTCGGCAAAGGTCTGGGACTGGTTTTCGAAGTAATGCACGGCCAGGAGCTTGATCGCCTTCCGGATACCGGCCGGCACCGCGGCACCGGCTCCATAGCCGCATATAAAGGTGATCTCGATCGGGTTCGGATCGGTGTAAAGATCCGGCCACGATTGGTTGGTCTTGAGGTACACAGAACCGAACAGTCCTTTGGTCGATACCCCGTAAACGTCAGTCGACAAGGTCTGTGTCGCCCCAGCATTGTCGACATAAGTGATCCCGGTGACGCTCTGCAGCGGAGGGAATGGCAATTCGATAATGGTGTCCCACTTCGGCGGATACGCCTTCCAGGTCTGCGTCAGAATTGCCCGGTTCAACCATCCCTTGGCGTCGAAGAAATCGAAGGCCTCCTTGATCGCGTCGCTGTAGAGCGTATCCTCGACCGAGTGCTGGACACGGCGGGCAGCCTTCAGGTCTGCGACAGCGAGAAGGGTAAGGATCTCCGCCGGCGTCGGCGCCGTTGTGGCGACCGCCGGGAGATTGAGTTCTGAAGGCTTCATTTGGTGACGATGTCCCGACGGTTCAGTGCGCGATCGAGGCGCAAGTCTTCAAGGCATCCCACGCCACGCCGGCGCAGAGCTCTTCTTTGGTCCACTGCGTCCAGGCAAGCCGGCTCATCCACTCCGTCCTGTCCGGCTTCACGATCGGGTCTGTCAGGACGTGACTCGCTACGGGCCATGCCATTGCTCCATCGTTGAGGGTCACAACCGGTACACCGGCCAATGCCGCCTCGACACCGGCGGTGGAGCAGTACACCACCACAAAGGCGGCGTGCTCCATGTCGCTTTCCAGGGACGGGTCCAGCGAAAGCCGGGCGCCGGCGGGGCAAAAGTTGTCGCTATGCCTGATCGAGAATGGGTGTGGCCGGTAGACCACCTCGTATCCCAAATCGTTCAGTTCCCGGGTCACCTGGTTGCCCCAATCGACGATGTTCAGGTTGCCGATCGAGGCATCCCCCCTCACCTGTCCGCAGATCAGTGCGTATTCCCCGGCACCTTTCCAGGGCTCGAGGTGATGCGAGAACAGCTTGTTCCACCGGGACGGGTCGGTGATGTCCGGGTATTCGGCATGGCGCTGGATCCCGCCGAAACCGCAAGACGTGAATTCGAAGCGGGGCTGAATGTGTCCGCGCTCCATCACGAGCAACGGCGTCCCATTGCGCCGGCAGCGCATTTCGACCATCTTCTGCCGCCAACCCCAGACCACGGCCATGTCGCATTCGGCCGGCTGGTCAAAGGGGACAAAGAACGTCTCATGCCCGTGGCGGCGCAGTCCCTCAGCCATCCAACCGGCGTTGGTCTTCTGGTGCTCGGCGTGATTGACGTGCAGCGCGACCTTCATCACAGCGCGGCCTTGGCGATGCGCCACACGTTTTCCTCGTGCTTCTCCCAGCCCGGGACAACCTCATGCAAGGCACGCTCGACGCTCGGCCAGTTCCAGTCATGGCCGCAGACATACCCGGTTTCCTTGACCTTCGGCGCCCATGCCATGATATCGGCCCGCACCGCCGGATAGGTATGGCTCGCATCGACGAATACGAAGTCCAGGCTGCCATCCTCGACGCATTCGGCCGCCGAAACGGAATCCATTCGCAGGATCAGGCACCGCGGGGAGTAAGTCTCGGCCCGGGCCCGTACATCCGCCGCGATGCGCTCCATGTTGAACTTGCGATAGTGCTCGGAACCGGGCTCCGACGAAGGCGGCAGGTGATGCCACTGGTCCACGCCGATCATGTGAAGATCGGGGCAGGCATCGAGCAGGTTGAAGAGCGTCTTGCCCTTCAACACGCCAATCTCGGCGCCGTTCTCCCATCCCTCGAGCTGAGCCCATTGGCACAGCAAAAGGTGCTGCTGCGTGCCCGGGAACACCGGATCCGGTCTCAACGCCATTCCTTCCTCACCCATTCCGAATACAGGGCTTCCTCATCCGGGCTGTACGGCCCGCACATGAAGCCTGCCTTCATCTCTTCCGGTTTCGTGATCCGGTGCTGAAGCGGGCGGTACTGCATCACCCCGCTTTCCTCACCGAAGGTTAGAGCGCCCGGGCCTAGTACGTGGCTGACCCAGGACTGATCACCGGTCCAGTAGACCGCGCGGGCCTTCGCCCTCATGAGCTCGTCCGCAGTCAGGCGGGTCCACACCTCGTGGTGCCGGCCGACTTCCAGGCAGAAAAGCGACGTGTTGTAGAGCTCCCGGCTGGCCTTGTCCCAAAGGATCACCGGGGCGACGGCGTCAAAGACGTCGGAAAAGTCGTCCGTGATCACCACATCGAGGTCGATCGATACGAACCGGCCGGATCCGAGGATCCGGTGGAACTCGGGAGACCATGCCCAGAGCTTCGGCAGATAATCCTGCAGCGATTTGACGTGGTCCGGCATTTCCACGAACTTGACGTTGTGCGGAACCTCCGAAACGTCGTCTGTGACGCACAGAAGGTCATGGCCACCGTGCCGGCGCAGCATCGAAGCGAGCGCGGCAACATGGCGGCCGTCATATTTTGCGGTCCGTTTTGCAAATCCGGTACCGCGCCACAGCCAGCAAACGAAGAGCATTACGGCAACTCCGTCACCAGGTCGCCGAGCCGGAACGCATTGAGGGCGGTTCCAGGGCTGCAATTGACGACGTCAACGCCGTGGTCCAGAAGCGCCGGCTTCAGGGTGTCGAATGCCGGAATCATCGTGGCGGCGTAGTCGACATGCATCCGGCCCTCGTGAATGCCGTGCCAATGCGTGTCACCAGTTTCCGGGGCTGACATGTCGACCCCGACCAGGACAATCTTCTTCACCCCGGCCTTGATGAGCTCGTGCATCACCTGGTAGACGCCGCTGGATCCGGAGCGAACCATTCCAGGTTCCGGGTCAAATCCGTCCGGCCCGCTGGATTTCAAGAGACCGGTGACCCAAGGCGCCGGCACTGTCTCGCTCAGCGTCGTCTTGATCCCGGGGAAGCGCTGCGCCGTGTTCCTGTGCCACATCCACCACTTGGCGTCACAGCCATGCAGCCAGTCAGCCCACCACGCGACAAAGACCGCATCATTCACCGCAACAACCCGGCAGCGCTGCTCGAGGCGGCACAAGCCGATTTGCCGGACTTGCTTGAGCGTGAGGCTAGGACCGCCGCCAATGATGACGGCGGTTGCCCCGCTCCAGTCCGGTAGAGCGGTGAAGACCGGAGGGCTCATTTGGCCTCGAGATAGGCCTTGATGATTTTCTCGGCTTCGGCCTTCGATCCGACAGCCTTGCTGGAAATTTCCGCGGCGCGGGCGCGCTTCCAGTTGTGGTGTTGGTCCATCCAGTCAGCAGGGATATCGACGGACTTGGCAGATACATCACCCGCCTGTGACGGCTGTTGTTCGCCGGTTTGCGTCTCCGGAATCGGGACGAAATCACCTTCCAGGAATTCGGCGAAGAGGAGGCGCTGATCAGCAGACCAGACACCGACCGGGCGATAAAGTGCGATGCCGTTGGTCAGCGAAAGCTCGAGGCGACCTTCACTGTCGATTTTGAATGCGTCATCGTTGAGGAATTCGATCGCGAACTCGATCACCGGAGGCCATCCCCGCTCACAGTAGACACCGTCGGGAACGGTATTGTCGCCACGAAACTCGCGGACATACAACGGGCCTGCATCCATAGGCCTATCGATTGCGGCAAGCTCGAGCGGGCCCAACCCATTCTCCGGCATGAGCAGCGGGATCGTGAGCCCGAGATTGGCTTCTTTCTCCAACGCTCCTGCATCCGGTTTCACCGGCTCAACGACCGGTGCAGGAGCAGGCGCCGCGGTCGATCCGGGCCAATGAGCATAATTCGGGTCATCGAGATCGGCGACCGTCCCGTTCGCCTTGCAAGACTGGTATGCCGAGAACGGAAGATTGATGACGTGGCTCCGCTTTGAGCCCACGAGCTGGAAACACTGCATGGAAAACCTCCGCAACACGCCGGCGGCCGAAGCCGCCGACCTGGTTGATGTGGGTTAGGCGAGAACCGTCTCGTTCTGATCGTGCGCGTATCGCGCGCCGGTAAGCACGGCGACGACGGACGCAAGGACCGAGTTTCCGGACGCGTTGGTAAGCTGCACCTCGACGAACGGAAAACCGTCCGTGAGCTCCCGGGCATCGAGATCGATGACATAGAAGATGTTGTCGTTGGCCGACGGGGTCAGGCCAGCGGCAGCGACAGCGGTCCGGGCGCCGAGGGTATCGCCTGCAGCCGTCTCTTCCTTGTAGACGTTGAAGGCGATGGCGTTCGAGTTACCAGCGGAAGCGGCATCACACTCGTTCACCAGGATCTTGGTGAAGGCAGCAGCAGAAGCACCGATCGCGATGATGATCGAAGCCTTGCGGTGCTTCTTCATGTGAAACCGGTCACCGACAGCGCCACCGTTGATGTCCTGGGGGGGCAGCACGTTCACGACGTGTGCCATTTCAGCCATATTCATGCCCTGCATTTCGAGCACTCCTTGATTTCAGGGATTTGAAGAAGGACCGGCAGCCGCCCCTGCCGGCCGATCAGGACTTACCGGGCGCCGAGAGCGACGAACGGCGACTTGGTGTTGGACCCATTGGCCGGGGTAAGCGGCTTCTTCCAGGCCGGCTGACCATCAACGCGATACGTGATCTTGAAGGTCATCTCGTCGAAGAGGAACCGGACGTGCATGGACTGGTTCCAGTTCGCGCCACCCTTGTCGGTGTAGAGATACTGGCTCATGTCGACCAGCATCATGTCGCCGACGCTGCCCGCAGCGGCGGACTGCTCGATCGGAATGACCGGGCGGGTGAAGAGACGGCCATACGCGTCGTTGGCCGGCGTCGCGGCGTTTTGACCAGGTGCGTGATACAGCAGACCAATGTCACCGGCAGTGCGCAGATCGTAGAGCTGCGGCTCCAGTTCGTCGTTGATCAGCCAGACCGCGTTGCGGCGGCTCCGCATCGGCATGCGGTTCCACATGTTGTAGACGTTCTGACGGACCAGCGTTGCCGAGCCCTGGCCGGACTCGGGTGTGACGGTGATCAGCGCGCCGGAGTTGATGAAGCCGAGCGGCTTGCCGGCACCATCGCCGTTGACGAACGCGTCTTCCGTCGAGAAGTTGATTTCCTCGGCGAAAGCCTGCCGGAAGAGTGCTTCCATGGCGACAGTGTCGGCAAGGAGCTCATCAGTGGCGTAAGCAACGCCCATGAGCTTGTTCAGGCGCAGCTCGATGGTGCGGAACTTCGGTTTGCTCGGATCGACCGTTTCGCCTTCGTTCGCCCAATACGTGCGCACGCCACCCCAGCGGGAACCGTCAACACGGGAGTCCTCGTCAACCGCTGGCAGTTTGATGCCGTTGGAGTTTTCCGAGATCGGAATGCGGCGGGCCCGGCTCGAGATCTCACCCATATCATGCGCATGCTTGATGATCTCGGTGGCGAAATCGGTCTGCACAAGAAAACCGCCTTCGGACGGTACCGCTTCGTTGGCACCAGAAGACTTCTGCCAAATCAAGCGCGGATCGCGCTGTGCTCCGGCACCCTCATTCATGCCGGCATGGGCGATTGCCGAAAGCTGCTCACCGAAGGACTTGAAGGTATCCGGCTTGGTTTCCACAGCCGCCGGCACGGTATTCTGCTTCACAGAACCGTCGGCCGGGTTGGCATTGGCGGCGCTGATTTTCTGCGCCTTCTCCATGGTCTCGATCTGCTTGCCGAGTTTTTCAATCTCGCCGATCAGAGTTTCCATGGAAGTCAGATCGGCCTCGGTGAGGCTGTCTTTCTTCTGGAGAGTGTCGAGCGCCTGGTTCTTTTCCTGAAGCGAGGCGCGGAGGGTTTCGAGGTGCTTCATGGGGATCTCCTTTTGCACCAATAAAAAAGGCGCCTCGCGGCGCCGGCTCACCTGATCCGATCGGGTCAGGAATTACGTGGTAGCTCCGGGGAGCTTGGCCCTCACATCAGCGATGCGGGCCTTCATCTCCGCGATCTTCTCGGGAGATGCGAGGACCGGTTCCGGTTCTGGATCCGGCTCGTCAATCACCGGTTCCGTTTTCTGGACCGGCTCAGCTTTGAAGAGCGAAGAGAGGTTCTTCATGATGATGTCGAGGACGCTCTGCGTAGCCTCTTCGCCAGCGCGCTCCACCGAAGCAGCATCGACCTTGATGCCGAGGGTGATCGTCTCGAGCTCGCGCTCGACGGCATCCTGTGCCGTCCGCTGAACATCGAGGTCGACGGGGGCCTCTTCCTCGGGCTGCTCGGTAATCACCGCCTCGAAGGTCTTGCCGCCGACGGTCATGGTGACCGGGCCTTCCTTGGCCTGAATGGCGAAATACTCTTTCGCATATTCGGACCTGGGAACGATCAGGCCATCCGGGGTCTTGGCCCACTCGTCGAGAACTTCCTCCAGGAAGTCCTTGCACAGGGCCATATCGCCGCCGGCATGCTTCACCAGAGCGGCGGGGTGCGCCGGTACCGGTACGATGGAGCACTCGATCAGCTCACTTTCCTTGAAGTCGATGCCCCAGGTGTTCCGGCCGTCCTTGTCGAGGATCCACTCCCAATCCTTCGGCATGAAACCGATGGAGCAGGCCCGAAGAACGCCGGCGCCGACCAGCTTGGCGGCTTTGTCAGCCTCTTCGAGCAGGCCCTCCTCCAGGAACCGGGCAGTGCCTTCGAGCCGCGGCTTGGATCCGGCGACTTTCGCAAGATCAGACCACTGCCCGACCGGCCACGACCGGGAGCTATGGAACAAAAGCATCACCGGGTTTTTCTCAAAATCCGCGGTGTCGATGCCGTTGGTGCGGACGATGTCGCCCATACGGTCCGTGGCCTGTCCGGACATGACGAACCGGGCCGAGCGTTGCTCGGCGTTCCAGCTCACCGGCTGTTTGAATGTCTTGACCACGGCGTCGCCGCGATCGGTAGAAACGATGCTTCCGGACCGCTTCTCAAGGATCTCGTCAAGCGAGGGACGGTTACTTGCCATCTTCGGTTTCCTCTGCAGTTCCAGAGTCGTTGGATTGACCGGCTGCCTGGACCAGAACTTCGCCGTTTTCGCCGATCAGGGTGTAAGTCGAGGGAATGAGCCGAGCCTTGCCGGCACCGTTGGGGAGCGGGTTCATGCCGCGGCGGTGGCGGGCTTCATCAACCGTCATCGCACCGTGTTTGATCATCGTCTCAATGACCTTCGCCTGCTTCTCCGGATCATGAAGCTCGATCGCCTCACGATCGAACCACGGGAAATACCGGGCCCGGTCAGCACGGCTGACGAGGAGGTCGCGCTTCAGCCGCTCCTCGACGTTCACAAAATACGGAACCATGGTGTCGCTGAGGTAGCTCTTCTCCAGCGTTTCCATATTCTCGTATTTCACGTTGATGAGGTGCATCGCCTTGTGCGGCGGGATCCGAAACAGCCGGCACACGTCGACAATCGCCTGATCGCGACCCTTGACCGCCTCGGCCTGGTCCGCGTTCATCGCGATCTTGTTGAACTCCATGCCCTGCTCCAGGACGATCGGCTTTCCCTTATCCCGGAGCTGCGTCATGGCCTCTGCCATCTGCTGCCGAAGGCGCTTGTAAGCCTCTTCGGAGAGCGGGGCTTCATCCTTCTTCTGGAATACGCCGCGAAGCGAAGCGTCCGTCTTGTAGAGCCTGGTCTGATAGTCAGTGATGGCCTTGAACAGACCCATCGAGCTCGCACCGGCGACCAGGTTGGAATATCCGTAAAGCCCGTCGATCATCCGGGACCGGAGGTGGATGATCTGTTCCTTGCGGAAATAGGTCCGCTGCTTGTCATCCAGGTCGATGCCGTCCAGCAAGGCCCGCTCATGAGGGGTATCGTGCCACACCTCATAGACATATTCGTTGATCTGCTCGTCGACGAGGATCCGGACCCGGCCCGGCAGCACCGGGATGATTTCCTCCACCCTGCCGTCACGGCGGATATTCTTCACCATGAACGAATTCTGCACGAAAACGAGATGAAGCATGATCATCAGCTTCAGTTCGTACCAGGTATGATCCTCGTTCGGCTCGGTGTCGAAGAGATCCGAGAGCCAATGGCCCTGCACCCGCTCGGAGGCTTGCGGGGTGATCCACTGCTTCAGGTAAAGCGGCGTTTTCGCGAAGTCCTGAGAAATCACGTCGGCGCAGATGCTCACCGCGGATAGCCGAAGCGCTTCCTCAAGTTTCAGAGGGTTTTCCTCGCTGATCCATGTCTGGAAACCGAGGAGGTGGACCAGGCTCGCCATCTGGTTCGCCGTGGCGGTGATCGGGATGCCTTTCTCCTGCGGCGGAATGGTAGACCGGAGAAATTCGAGCGTGGCCAGCGTGTCAGTCATCATCCGCTCCGATTAGGCCGCGCTTCTCATAGATGTCAGGCTGCTTCGTCTCTACATTCAGCTGCAAATCGAGCCGGGCTGTGTTCGCGGCGATCAGAGCGGAGATGCCATCAATCTTGAATGGTGAATTCGGGTCATCCTTCTTCGGCAGAAGGTTCGACCTGCTGTCGACATAGCCGACGACGTTCATGGCCATCCACTCCGTGACCGGATGGCCGTCATGTTCCAGGATCCCGCCCTCAATAAGGGCAAAAAAGTCCTTGGCCGGGTCCGAGATAGTCTGGATCCCAGAGCTCATATCCATCGCCGGAAGCCCGTCGTTGTAGAGATTGGCGAGGATGTGGTTCGACTGATATCGGTCGAACATGGCCACGACCATGTCGTGTTCCTCGGCCCACTCCCGCATGTCCAGTTCGATCGAGCCATAATCCGTGATCGCCCCGGGTGTCGTGATCAGGTGACCGGATTCGACCCACCCCTGATACAGCGGCCCGACTTCGGAGTGTTCAAAACCCTTCGAGTATTCCGGGATGTAGTACCTGTTGAAGATCTGAACCTTGCCGTACTCGTTGAACATGATGCCGGCGGCAGTGATGTCGTTCTTCGATGCCAAGTCGCCGCCGACCCAGCACCGCTTACCCTTGAAGTCTTCCCGTTTGAGGTTCGGATTGAAGCACCGTTTCCAGTTCTCCGGATCCACAAGACCACCGGCGCCGTTCGACCAGATATTCAACCTGGTGCGCTCGAACTCGAGCACGGCGGCCGGGCTCTGGGACTTCGCCTTGGTGTACCGGTCCATCAGCGCCGATGGGACCAGCGTGATGCCCCACATCGGGTTTGCCTTGATCCAGCGGGCCGGATCGTGGGCAATCTTCTTGTCCTTTATCTCGTGGTCATCAAGGGTGTAGATGACCCCGAAAAAGCTCTCATCTTCCGTCACGCCTTCCAGAATTTGCATCAGGCGCCGGCGGGTGTTGTAGCAAACCCCTGTCGCCCTGTTCCCGGCCGTCGTGATCGACAGGAACAGGTTGTTCGGCCGCTTGCCGAGCGACGAGTCCATGACGTTGAACAGCGACTCGTCCTGAGCGTGAAGCTCTTCCATCACGACGACATGCGGGTTGGCGCCGTCTTCCCGGTCCGCGATCGAGGAGATCATCCGGACCCTGGAATTCTCGTTCGCCGATCGCCGGATCCCCTTTTTCGTGACGATCAGACCGTAATGGTCCTTCAGCCCGGGCGAATGTTCCGCCATGACCGTCATCGGATCGAAAACGTACCTGGCCTGATCCTCTTTCGGGCCGCAAACGAAGATCTGCGAGCCGCCCGCACCTTCCTCGAGCCAACAGAACATCGAAATGCCGCCGGCGAAGGGTGACTTACCCGAACCGCGCGGAACTTCGAGGTAGACTTCCCGGAAGAGCCGTTCCCCCTGCTCGATAGGCGAATAACCTTCGCCGCGACGGAAACCGAACAGGTTCGCCAGCCAAAACGCCTGGCACGGCTGGATCACAAAGAAGCGGATATCCTCCGGCGGGTTGCTGTCCGGCCGGGCCAGCTTCTCGATGAAGGAACACGAGTCGACCACCCATTCCTTGGAGTAGTAGAACCGGTTCCCGGGCTTTTCGGCCGCCTTGAGCATGCGGACGAACCGCTTGCAGGCCAGAATGGTGTACCGGCACGCCGGCACTTCCTCGGAAATGACCATTTCGGCATAGAGCCGGGCCATCTCCGGGTAATCAAAGAACTCCTCCTCCTGGAGGTCTCCGTCCTCGTCCGGAATCTCAAGAACGAGAGGCGGAAGATGCGCGAAGTCGTCGCGCGAAACCGTTCTTTCGGAAAACGTTGTCTTCCGGCTTGTTCGGCGTGAGGCTCGGGTCGACATCTAGGATTTTGAGCTCACCCAATGCACGATTTCGCTGTGTCAGAACCGATGCCGGCACGGGTTTCCCAGCCAAGGCCATCGCGGCGATGGTCTGGTCTGCCATGGCAAGGTTTTCGACAAATCCTTGGCTGATCACCGTGAGGTGACCGGCATCGAACAGGAACCGGGCCCAACGGTCATAGGTCTTGCGGCCGACACTGTCCTCGGCGAACGGCACCGTCGGTTCCGGGATCTCCCGGAGTGTCGGGAAAGCATGAACCTTGTTGGCCGTGGCTTTCGCCCTAGCCACTTCCGAGGTCCGGTTATCGAGAGTGCCGCGGGCCAGCTTCTCCGCGTCGGACAGTGGTTTTCGACCCATTTTACCGACCCCGGAGGATACTTTTTCGCAACTCGATGTCCTCGCACCACGCGGGCAGGCACTCCAACTGGCCGGTCGCCCGGGCGATCGCCTCCAACTTCCGCTTTTCACCGTTATGGTGCGAGTTGCAGAGGTTCTGGACGTTCTTCCAGGTCAATCGAAGGTCAGGCCGGTCCCGGACCGGAATGATGTGGTCCCGAGCCTGACCGAGTTCGGTGTCAAAACCTTCCTGGTCGCAGAAGCGGCAGAACGGGTTTTGCTTCGCGAATCGGGCAGAGAGCCGGTTCCACCGATTGTCATAGCCGCGTTCACCGGAATCGTCGCGGTCCTGGCCGTTTCGGATCTTCCTGGATCCGAGCGTCGGAAACTTCTGCCGGCGGAATGACGGGAAGGCATCTGGCATGCGGACTTGCGACCCTTACTCGTCCCATTGCCGACTACGCGCAGCCTCAGCGCCGGACGATGGCTCTTCACCACGAGGACCGCCTTGTGCTCCCCGTCCGTCTGGGCCGAGCTTCGGGAGGTGGCGCTGATCTGGAGACCCGGCCGGGTATCGAACCCGGCCCATCCCGTTCTGGGATGCGACACCACGGGGCCTGAAACTGAAAATGGGGCCGGTATTCCCCCAGGCTTCGACATCACCCAGCGTAATGACCGGTTTCGCATCCCCAAGGCATCCAAGGGCCTATAGCCCTACTCTGCCAATACGGCTGTCAGAATCTCCGACCGGCGATCAACCCGGAAACCAAGGGCCTCGGTGACAGCACTGTACCCGTTTGCCAGTTAGGCCGGCCAATCCATCGGAGCTAGACCACTCGCTTCCCACCCCGGCTTGAGAGCGCTTCGGTGGTCATCGGCAGCCCCCATACGGTGAACCGCCTCCCACTCCCCGCTGTCCCTCTCACGGGCCTGAGCCTTGTCCGTCTGCTCCGGATTACGTACCCGTTCGGGCGAATACAAAGGGGCGTAGGTCAACCGCCCTTTCTCAGTATTCCAGATTTATGAAAGACCTTCTCCGGAGTACCGTTACTCACGCTGTCCGTTCAGCGCCATTGTCTTTGTGCCCATTCGGGCGAAACTTTAGCAGGCTCCCTACCGGTCGGTACGGATCAACAGGAGCCTGCGAAGACGCAACAGCGGACCGACCACGCGCTGCGTTCAAGAATTGGCTTATTTTGCCGGGCTGAAATCGAGGTAGTATTCCCCGCCGACTTCGAACGACATCGCCGCATCGGCGTTGATCGTTCCCATCTTCAGCTCACCCCACGGGGTGTACTTGAAGAACTTGTCGTTGTCCGGACTTCCGCCGGTGACGGGCTGAAATGTCAGATTGAACCCATCGCCATGTTCTTCACGACGATCGAGACGAAACTTTGCGCGGACATTCATGGTCTTCTCCTTGTTTTGAAGTGCCGGTCTCTCCCGGCTGTCGCGACCATAAACTCAGTCGTTGCAGTCTGGACCGCCCCAGACGGCCTACTCCGGTCTCTCGTATCAAGGGCTTTTAAGGTTTCGTGCCCAAGATGGTCAGCAAGACCGTTTCGCATGGATTTCACCCGGGGCCCAAACCGGGAATTCGCCGACATCCTGTCGGACAGGGCTGGCTCCCACGGGCTGGCGTCTCGGGAGATCTCGCAATTCTGGTGTATGACCGATTCCATGACTCGAAATTCACACACTGTCAACTCCGAATGTGTGTTTTTTCCCACACTCGAAACATCAATCGCGCCGCTTCCTCCTGATACGGATGCAACACCCAACCCTCATTTTTTGCCAAGAATTTCAGAAACTCTATATAGTTTAACTCATTGTTTTTATTGTTTTTTTCTTCATTTTGCCAGTCAAGTGCCCGATCTTCTAGAATTGGCGTCGAAATGCTCGTCGACAGCGTTAGAGACTCGCTGCGCACGAAGAGGCGGAGACGGATATTTTCACACATATTTCACTCATTCGCGATCTTCAGCAGTACGTCACCGTGGCACGGATCCTCAAGACGGCAGAAGCAGCCGACATTCTTGCCCCGCAGATCCCGCCGCACGTCTTCACAGGTGAACTCCAGGCGGCCGGCGCGCAGCGCGGTCTCGAAACAGTCGACGGCCCGGGCCTGAGCATCCCGGTTCCCCTTCGGAAAGGTGTAAGGGTTACCCCATCGGAGCGGCCGGTGGACATAGGCGACCGGAAGACCGTTTCCGGCCGCGGCGTGCGCGTTCCACCCCTTGGTGCGCATGCGCTGGATCCGGACCGGCTTCGTCATGCCTGTTTCCAGTTCCAGAAGCCTTGGTGACCGCTGGCAGGCACCGGCGGCACAAGCGGCTCGACGTCGATCATCGGCCACCCCCAATTGCTATGCTCCGCGCGGTCGCTGTCGTTGATGACGCCGCCAAATTCCGGGATGATGTCGCGGCCGAGGACCGGCTCACCAAGCGTTGCGGTGCAGACCACGTGCGAAACCGGCAGCATGTCCGGGTTGACCAGGCACTTTTCCAGAAGCTCCAACGCCTCCGGCTTCAACGCCGTCGACCATGGCTCTTTGCCCTTGAGACGGAGCACCAGGTCTTGGACTTCGTCCCGTTTGACCTTCCTGGCCGCCGCGTGGATGGCGATCCGCTGGCCAACCAGCGACGCCGGCGCAAGCCATGACCGGAATTCGTAGGGCTTTACCCCCCAGGTGATCAGGCTTGCCCATGGCTGCCATACCGTGATGGCCTTCATAATTACCTTCATGCCGAACCTCCAGGTGTGGCCATTGCTATGTCGATAGCGGCATGAAGGCGCTCTACGGCCTGCCGCCGGCGTTTCTCGGCCCGGCGCTTCTGTCCATCGTTGGACGCCGGGTGGTAAAGGTCGCCAAGTGCGGAAAGCAGCTGCGCCGTCGCCTTTTGGTCAAGCTCGGAGAGTTCGGCGGCCCACACCCCCATGCCCATCATCACGAAGGACGCACCGGTGCAGCCAACGGCCTTGGCACCTTTGGCAGTGACCTCGAGCAAGTGAGTGTGGACGATGTTCCGGACGCGGTCCTGTTCGTCCTCGTCCGGCCGGCGGATTGGTCTTCGCGGATCGGTCATGGAGGCCTACTGAGTCACAAAGAAAGGAAGCGGGCGGAACGGCGCTGAAGCACGCCGAGATAGGCCGTCATGTAGCCGCGCTGCTCAACGAGCAAATCGCGCTCGTCTTCCGGCAACTTTAGCCAGAGCTCACCCCCGATGAAAGCGTTCAGCTTGTCCAGGCGTTCAGCAAGTTCGCCGCGCTCTGCGATGACGCGTTGTTGGTGCGGTTGAAGGGTCATTTCATTGCCTTTCTGCCCCAAGGGGCCTTCCTTGTTACAGATGTTCGGCGTCTTCGCCGCCGTTGCATTTGGCGATCTTTTCGGCGGCCTCTTCGTTGTCGCCATAATCGCAATCGCCACACTTCGTGCAGACGTGAATCGGCACCGAACAGCAGCAATCCTTGTCGAGCTTGCAGCCCGCATTGCGGCCGCCAATGTGCTTCCAGTCGTGGCCGACTTCCGCGCAAGATGCGGCAGCGATAGATCTGCGAAGCATCGCCGCGCGGGCCTCTGTCTCTTCAAGCTCTTTCAGCAGGTCGGCGGACATGATGGGCCTCCGTGATCACGCCGCTGGGGCGTGCTTCATTGCGATCTCTTTGAGGCGCTTTCCGACGACTTCACGCCAGTTTTCGCCGTGCTCAAGAACGAGATTGATGAACCAGTGAATGACGTGCGCCTGTTCGTCCTCGGCCTTCGTCGGAATGTCTTGGCCATCCGCACGCAAGGCGGTTGCGATTCCGCTCGATGTCCAAAGCATCGTGCTCAAAGCGTCCCGCAATTCTGGGGTGAGTTCATCGGGGTAGATTTTCATGTTCGCTTTCCTGTGTCGCCGTTGAGCTTTGCAGAGCGGGCCGGACGCTACCCCGGCTTGGGGTTGTTCGGGCGGGCCCCAACCGCTCAGAGAGGCCGCGCGATCCACGGAAGCGGCATCTATGCCTGTTTATACTCAGGGCTTCCGCCCGCACTATCCGGGCCATATTTCCGTGTCTCTTGAGCGTGTCTGCGATTTTCCACGCCGCCGCTCTGCAAAGCTCAATCTTTCACCACCACGCCGGCGGCGCGGATCAGATCTTCCATATGCCGGTCGATCGCACTGCGCCGGTCCACCTCCAGCAAGGCCCAAAAGTTGGAACACGCTGAGCACCGGACACTTCCAATCACTGCGTCCGTAAACGTCGGTCGACGGAAATGCCCACCGCAGCCGCAACGCATCGGAAACCTTTGTTCTTGAAGGTCGCTCATGCCGCCTCTCCCAGCACCGGAAAAGCGTCGTGCAAGACACCGTCGAGCGTCCGGCCGGCGCGCGCCTTGCCGATCCTGACCATTGGTGACGGCTTGACACTATCCCGTCCCGAGGAGACGAAGACTCCCTCATCTCCCTCTCGACCGTGATGGACCGACGCCCACTCTCCCCATTGTTTGAAGAAAAACGGGACATTGGCCCTCTTGCACTGGTCACGAAGGGAACGGAACCAAGCCGGATGTGATGGACGGGCGTTCCCGCCACTTTCGCCTCCGGCGATTACCCAACTAATTTTGGGGTTACCGCTCGACGTAGCAGCCAATCCGTCCGGGCTATCGTGCCACCAATTCCCCCGCAGTGCGTCGAAGAATTTGTTGCCGTCACACATATCATCGAGCACTAATTCGCTCAGAAGCGGCTCACAGGACAGGAACAACACCGGTGCTGGGATCCGGAAGAGGTCTGGAATCCTCCTGTTCGCCTCGACTTGGTTCTCCACCGTGGTTCCCATCCAGGCGTTCGAAGGCCACTCCTCCATCATGTCTGGATAGAGCTTCGGCATGTTCTGCGGACGCTTGGTCAGGAGAAGGAAGTCCAGGTTCCGGCATTGGCGGATGTCGTCGACGAGCTGCCGGCGCCATTCCGGTTCGATAGACCGGTGATTGTCGCCGACGTCGGCCAGGCTGGCGACGAACACGCGCTTGCGAGTGTCCTGCTCGGCAGCGACTTTGTTCCAGAGCCGAAGAAGTGACCGGGTTTTGGTCCGCTTCCGCGGTGCGTGCGGCCCCCAGCCGACAGCCCATTTCCGGTGATTGTTCTGAGTTTCAGCGTAGCAGTTGTCACATGCCGGGCTCAGTTTGGTGCAACCGATCCATGGATTATGCGTAAAATGCGCCCATTCGATCTTCGTCTCAGCCATTTTTACCCCTTCGGACCTTCGAGCCGCAGAACCGGCGCACCGTGATCCTGGTAAGCCCTCTCGATCGCCGGAACCGCTGTTTCTGCGAACCGGGCACCGTCGGGCGTCATGATGTGGGCAAGGAAGGCCTCGTCGAACGTCTCGATACCGGCCTCGATGCTCTCGAGCTTGGCCTTGATCGTGAGGAACAGCGCGCGCCACCGGGACCGGCAGGCCTGTTCCCAATGCGCGAATGCCGAGGATTCAGTTCGCCGGCCGCGGCTATGGCGCCAAAATTCTTCGTCGGTCCGGTTCGGGAGCGGAAGAACGAACAGGATCCGGCGACCATTTAGCTCGAAGGCGATCTTCGCCCCTGTCTTCTCGGTGAAAGACATGAAACTGTCGGCGCCGGAACGATTGACGATCTTCTCAATCTCGGCCTTGGTTTTTTCGACTGGAACTTCAGTCTTGGAGGCATAGGCCATCACTCGGCTTGCTCCATGCCGAACATAATGCCGTCTTCACACTCATGGCCGGAGAGGAAATGCTTACCCGCCACGCAGGGGATAAACAGTTCGCCAGTTTCATCTTTCTGCACGACGTGGTTTCCCGGCTTGATGCAGTCGATGATCGGCAGTGTCTTGACCACCATGCCTTCCTTGATGTCGGTAAACTTGAGCATGTAACCCTCCTGTTTCCGTTCCATCACGACGCACCGGACCGATGCGCCGGAATTGAGCGAACGCAGTTATCCGAGACGCGCCCGGACAAGACAGTCCTTCGCTTCGAGGAGTTTCCGCAGACCAGCGCTTTTCTCCGGTCCATCCGGCAGGCTGATATCCATCTCGACAGCGATCTCGCCGATAGGCTTGCTGACTTCCTGCAAATGCGCCGGCAAGTGGGCATACTCGAAGTATTTCATGATCGGACTTGGCAAAATCGTGTTTCCTTTTTCCGCTTTACCCAGGAGCGATGCAGTGCTCCTGGGCCGTGTTGTCTTCCGGGGAGGGGCTACCAGACCAAGTCCTTCTCTCGGCGGTAGCGCGGTTGGTCGGTCCAATCGCCCTGCATCTCGTCGTCTACCGGGACCGGTCGGTACGACGGCTGTCGAAGCGGTGGTGGCCAAACAAGAAACCACCACAAAAACCAGATGAAACGCGGCATCGCTCTCAACCGTCCAACTCGTCGATCATCTTCTCGATCTCGATCTGAGCGACCGTGAGGTCAGCGATCGACTTCGCGTTGTCGGAGAATTGCTGCAGCAGCAGCTTCCGCTTCACCTCGTCGCTGGCGCCGCGCCATTCCTTCATGGTGTCGAGCGGGAAAAGGCACTTTCTCAACCGGACCAGCACGCCGACATGGGCAGCCTCGACCTGGGTGTAGACTCTCCGGTTGCTTTCGCGCGCCACCGGCTTAACCAGTCCCTTCTGCTCCCAAAAGCGAAGGGTGCGCATTGACAGACCGAAGGTTTCCGCCAGGTCTGATATCGATGGAAGTTTGTCCATGTTTCACCTCGCTGCTTCGTCTATTGGAAATGCCGGTCAAGGCAGTTCGAAAAGACGGCCGGGCTTGCGGGATGTTGAGTGAGAGGGAGGAAACAGCTGCCCGGCCGCGAGTTTAAGTCCCGAGTGGCGGGTTACCCCGCTCTGTTATCATTTCCTGTGGTGGCGGAACCGGAACGCCGGCCCGACACATGTTCAAAATTCCGCGGAGGATCCCGCAATGTGAGCAAAATCGGCGATTTTCGCGGTCTTTCCGAAGCCTCGGCTTTCCGCATTTCGGGCAACTTGCCATCCTCGAAAACTCCGCTAATCTTCTTTTCCGGAGATTGACTACGCCTTTGAAACCCCACGCCTTTCTCCGGTCAGAAGTCACGCTGAGTGAGTCAGCGTGGGATCCGTATGGATCCCAGATGCCGCTCCTGTGGGGTCAAGAGCACCAGGTCACGGCAAAGGTTCGGCTAGAAATCGAGCGGAGCAGACGTCCCGGAAGGGGGCGGTGACGGCGGAGCTTCTGGCGACACGGGTGCGCCAAGCTGAGCAATCTCGAGACCATTGATGGCATCGCGCTGATAGGCTTCAAGATCGGCACGCAGTTGCCGGCGCTCGTTCTGCTTTTCGACAACCTTCAGCTTCGTGATGGCGTCGGCTTCCATCGCCTTGAGCTTTTCATGCTCGTCGATCTTGCCACCATCGACCACACCAATAAGCCAGGGGATCGGGCCGCCGGACTTGATCTCGATCGCGACATCCACCTCAACGACCTGTGCGACCGTCATGTGAGCCCGGGAGTTGGTGGGAACGATCACGAAATCATCGACCCGAACCATTTTGTCGAGAGTCTTGAACAGGCTGGTGTTCTTGGGTCCACCCTTCGCCGCGACGTCAGGTTCGTACTCGACCATGATGGCCCGGATATTCTCGTTGACCACAAATATAGCGCGATCGAAATTCATCAAATCCTCCTGTCCAAACGGTGGTAAACCGCCAACCAGGCGAGATGGACTGTCCGCGGCACAGTGCCGGCCACCCGCATTGCATCCCACTTGTTCCAGGAGATGCCCAGCAGAAGGCATGCGGCCTTGATGCTCAGCTTTTGCTCAGCCCGCCAACTCTCGAGATCTTCGAAAGTCATTTTCACCGGTTGTTGATGTTTTGCCGTGGTGAGTATCACCAATGAGTGATTTCTTGCACACCTCTTCCCACGCGTCAATGGGAAATTTCCCACTCTCCGAATTTTTTTCTCCCCGGCGCGAAAAATGACCGCACACGCCGGTTAGGCCCCGCGACCCCAATCTTTAAGACCGACCCCACCCCCCTCAGACCGTCGCCGGCGGGCTCTGGGGCTTGACGTGGCGCGCGTCGCCGGCCTGCCGGGCTGGGGGCACGCCAGACAGGACGCACGCGCTCTCAGCCCTTGTTTATTCGCATCCCCCAGCTGCCAGCTGTGAGGCAGCACCAGGCAGGGCAGCACGGGGCAGCACGGGGCACGCATGGTGCGTGCGCTATGCCATGTGTTCTCTATGGTTCATGATCTGTGAGCTACTGTGCGGGCCGGTCCGCTGGTCCGACCAGGATGGCAAGCCCTAATCCCTCGAGGCCGGAGCGTCGCACCGTGCTCGGCACCGTCAACCGCTTGCGCGGTGCTTCACTGCGTTGCGCCCTTCGGTGACGGCACCTTGTGCGCGGTGCATGCCATGGGCCTATCGGGACGAGGGGCAGCCGGTCCGCCTTCCGGCGGTTCGATACGGACTGCGTCCCGCATCGAACAAGGGGCAGAAGGGACGCGCGCCGGGCCGGGCCGATCACAAAAAACTTTGGTTTTGCTGCGTTTTTTGTTTGGGAAAATTCCCACAATGTGTATAATCAAATCATAGACAGGCAGGGAAAACCAGCCACCCACGAACCGCCAACACTGGCAAGGAAGAACGCAGATGACCTATAGCGAAAGCGCACAGGGCCTAACGATTTCCAAAGCCCGCGCAATCCGTGAGCTCAAAGACCACGGCATTTTCCAAACTGAAGACTTCGCCCAATTCTTCGAGGAATGCGGCGACAAGCCGGAATACCTGGCCAGCGACGTGCTGGCATGGCTCGGCTATTGAGGAGGCACCTATGACCATTCACGCATTCATTCATGCTTTGGCCGCATCGGTCAGCGCCGCCATTACCGTGCTTATTCTGTTTTGGCCCGAACCGCCGGTCTATGACCTGGTTGTCGGTACTACCGACGGCATGGAGCTTGTTATCGGTTCCGGCGACGATTGCCGGGCCGCGTGGCAAAACGCAGTCGTGCCGGACAATTGGCAAGACATCATCTGCATTCAAGCGAATTGATTGGAAGTCAGGCCGGGCCGTGCGCCCCGCCTTGCTGGCGATCAACAAGCGACCGTCTTGCATGCCCTGTATGCGAGCGCCGGAAGGGTTCGAGGCCCGTTGGTCGCCAGCTAATCCAATCCGCCACCAATGGCACGAAGGAACGGAAAATGAGCAACCGTTGGACTGACATTCTGACGCCGGAACAAATCAGCGATTACCACGCTCTTACGGCCGATCTCGATCCCAGCTTTGCACGGAAACAGCGCGAATTCTATGAAAGCCGGTCCGCCGCTCAGTGTGACAGCTTGGCCCACCAGTCTTGGCTGTGCAACGAAAGTGACGCTTACCAGCTGGCCCGGTCCTATGCAGCTATGAAGAGGGCCGCATGATGACAAAGCGTTGCTATCGCATCCGGTTCCGGAACGTGAACGGTGATTTCAACTGCTATCGGCACGCGTATCACCCGATCCAAGCCAAGCATAAAGCCCTTGCCGACATGGAGATTGTCACCCGTGGCAAGCCTGGCTTTTGGTTCAAGATCCTGTTCGTTGCAGACAATGAAACAGGGAGGTTTGCAGCATGAATACCGCGACACAGATCAAAATCACGGGCTACCTCGTCGGATATATCTGGATGCCGTGCGGCGAGTGCTGGAAAGATCTCGAATATGATCTATCCGGAGAACAGCGCCGGTTTATCGAGCCGGGGACTTTGCGCGACCACGTGTTGCGCGCCACAAATGACGGTGACTTTCAAAGCTGTTCAATCGCACAGGGTGAAATCGTCGTTACCAGGACGTCCAGGTCAGGCGGCACAACCATTCGCCGCACCAGGTCGTTTCCTATGAGCATGTTCCCGTCCGTGTCCGATCTGATCCACGACGATCCGGATTGGTTCCCTTGCTTCAATGATGAGGAAGCCGCTTGACGCCAATTCGAGCCGGTCAGGCAATGACCGGTTCTGATGGGTGACAAGACCCACAACCGCCACCTTTGGCACCTCGAAAGGACAAACCTATGCCTAGCACTATCAGGAACAGTTTTCCGCCCCGTGAGCCGTTTGCGAAACGTCCCGAGGGACGGGAACGCCGCACCGATCGGCGCAACGTTCGCGCTCGTAAAGCCGCATGGCTGGTGGGGTAAGACATGGTGCCGGGATACCAGGGGAACCAAGGAATTTGCAGCGTTTCCGCCGCATTTTCATTGACTTTGATCCGGTTTCCCGTCACTGTAATTGGCGTAGCGGCAAACTCCGCTACCGGGTTTGGCGACCCGATTACCTCCAGGCGCTCACCGCGCCATGACCATCATGAGCGTGGTTTTTTATGGTCGAGCGCAATGGGAGACCGTCAGGTCTGCCGGTTCCTGGAGTCCGGTTCGCCAACCCGTTGTTGCTCGGCCACCCTTTTGGCGAGGGGTGATCGGGCTGGAACCAACTTCAGGAGACCAGCCATGTCCGCTGACAATACCCGGACTCTGTCCGTTTCAGACATCAACACCACCATCAATCACGAACCGCGCATTCTGGATATCCGGCTTGCCGAGGCGTTGGGATTTCATCGGCCTGCGGATATCCGTCCACTGATCACGCGCCATGAAACAGCCTTACGCCGCTTTGGTGAGGTTTTCCGCACGGTGCGGAAAACTACCTCCAATGGCGGCAGACCTGGCCGGGAATACTGGCTGACCAAGAAACAAGCCCTTTTCCTCTGCACCAAGTCCGAAACGGTGAACGCCACCCGAGTCACCATTGAAATGGTCGAAGTGTTCGACGCCGTGACATCCGGGAAGCTGGTGAGGGTCAAGGAACACTACCGGCGCAAGCCTTCGACCATGGACCAGGTCACGCGGCCCAAGATCAGCCCTGAAGCCATGGCCTACGCCATTCCATACGCAGACGTTCTTGCCACGTCCGAGGAGCATTTGCGCCGGTATATCGCCTCCACCGATAAGCCGGACCGTGGCTTACTCTTCGCCTATTTCTGCGTCGTGCGGCACAACCGGACCAAAGACGACAAGGTTCCGGCCCCTTCCCGGTTTCAGGGATTTCCCGCCGATGCATTCACACCGAGGCAGCTCGGCCGGTCTCACTAACCCGCCATCTTTGGCACATTCGAAGGAATAGACCCATGATCACGATTGAAGACTTCACCAGACGCGAAGTCCACTATTGCGCAAGCAGCTTGGTGCATACTCTGGCAAACAACCCGTTGCCGGTGGTTTCTCAGGGTGGAAGCGATCTTGAAAGCCTGATGGAAGCGGCAAGTGAGCTTACCTATCCGGTTCAGGACTATGACGACGCCGCGATTGACGCCGGTTGGACGTTTCAACCGTATTCCGATGACTCTGCCGCCAAAGACGTAGAACCTGGGTACTGGTGGCGAATGGACAAGGATGGCGACGGGAACGACGATGACGAGACCGAAAAGCGCGGCTTTCCCTGCCTTACCGCCGATACTGCAGAACTTGCCTGCCAGCACGATGACGTTGAGCCGCACGACCGCGAAATCTACGAACACTGGATTGTGTCGGACTGGCTGGCTGACCGGCTCGAAGAGCGTGGTGAACGAGTCGATAAAGACTTTGCCGGTCTGACCATTTGGGGCCGGACCACCACGGGGCAAGCCATCTTCTTGGACGCTGTCATTCAGGACATCTACTCGGAAATGATCCGCGCCTGATGGGCCGGTCATTTGCCTAAACCACCGGCCCGACATGGGCCGGTCTATGAACCCGACAACGGAGGGATTACCCGTGAAACTCTACTACAACCAAAGCCAAATCACCGGCGCACATATCCTTGACGACGGCGAAAACGAGATTGCCGAAGTCTTCAGCGCGGCAATTGGGAATGAAGAAGCCGCGCGCCTGGCAAGGCTGTTTGCCGCGTCGGAAACCATGCAATCGGCGCTCCGGTCCGTTTTCGAATGGTGCGACCTGATAGAGCAGAATTACCCGGACATGACCTTTACAAAGGCCGTTCGGGCTGCCGTCGCCGAAGCTGAAGGCAAGGACGCTGAGCCGGTCAAGAACTATGCCGTAACGGGCCGCGCCTATGGCGACGATGAAGCGTCAACCGAGATCTACAACAGATTCACCCGCTCGGCGGCAATCGCTGCGTTCAAACAATGGATCGCACCGAATGGCGCAACCGCTGAAGCGCTCAAATACGAGGGGGAAGGCTTCGAAGGCTGCTGGATAGATGCCGTGATCGAAAGCGACTCCCCGCTTCGTATGGATTAACCGGCACGCGCCGGTCACCCGTCACCTATGACACTTCGAAAGGAAAGAAACCCATGAAATACCTCAAGAACGCCTATTCCAGTGCGTGCGGCGCATATGCCGGTCTCCTGGATCATCGCGGCAAGATCCGCGCCCGCAATGCGGTCTATCGGGCCGCTCCGAACCGGTCCAAGGCGCGCGATGCCTTCGACCTGGTGACCGATACCCTCCTGCAGCTGAGCTACGCCAAAGGCGCGTTCATGTCCGCTTGGGAAGGGCTGATCGATTGGGCCGACTTTTGGCACATAACGTTTAAGCGGAGGGGCTGAGCGATGGAAAACGCGTATGAGGTTTCTCTCACCGTCCCGGACTTGTTCGGGGAAACACCGACAGACGCCGCGAAGGTCTTTCAAAGCTCAATGGCCGATTGGATGAGCTTGGATCTTACTTTTGGAGTAAATGATGGCGAGACAACTCACCATGTGCGGCTTAGCGGCATTGTCCCGGCAGATGACAAACCGGACAGGGAATTTGTCAACCGAATCCAGTCGGTCCGCAACCGTTTGGCCGCGACCGGCGACTATGTCGACACGATCCGGGCAGCGCACGCCATGCTGGGTAACCTGATCGGCGAACAGAACCAGGTCCAGCCCTTCGAGCATTGGGGCAATGATCCGGCTTATCCGGTCGATGACTGGCGTGCGGAAGTCGCCAACGATGAAACCCGGCTCGGTTATGCCGAGTGGCTGGCAGTGAAGCGGGAGGGCTGAGCAATGACAACCGCACATGTCGAAACGCTCGAGGCAAACGGCTATGAGCTGAAACAGAACGTCGTGGTCAATCCCGGCTATTTTTGGGTACCGCCCGGAGATCGGGACGACCATCCTACGACCTTCTCGACACCGGAGGAGGCAGCGCGCCACTATTGCGAGCTTTATGAGCTGGAAGCGGACAAAGAACCATGGTCCGTCGTCCTTAACTGGTGCGACGGAGACGACGAACAAGGCACGTATGCATGGGCAGGTATGGCATATGATGCCGGTGATGCCGAGATCGAAGCCCGAACCGCCATGTTCAACCAGTACGCCGGGGAAATGGGCTGGACCGATGAACAGATTGAAGCCGAGGCCGAAGAGCGCGGCGATATCACCGAATTCGGCGGTTCCGTGGTCGAGTCCTATGCCGGTGCCAATATCTGGGCCGCACCGGAAGGACTGCGAGCACTGAAATCCATCATGGAATTCATCGACAACGGCACGCCGATCTATCCCGGCGCATTGCTGGTGGATGAAGTGATCCGGCCCGCTATCGCCAAACTGGAGGGCCGGGACAATGCCTGAATTCCATATCACCTGGGAAATCGACGTAACCGCAGCCGATCCGGTGGAAGCGGCCCGGAAAGCCTTCTCTCTGGTCCGGAAGCCGGACAGCTCGGCGAATTGCTTCGACGTCATACCGCATGACGACAGCACCGGCGAGTCCGTCCGCGTCGACCTGGAAGAGCACGGCATAGACTGGGAAAACGACATGCCGAGGGAAATGCTTGCCGCTCTCCGGGCAATCCGGGCTCGCATCAATGGCGAATGGGATCACCCTGACCTTTTGAAGTTTGGGCCGCTTGGTAACACTATTGACGATATTCTGATGATTATCGAACAGGTGGAAGACAAGGCCGAAGGCCGGGACGGTGGCGCATGACCGGTTTCGACTTCGAATTAGCCAGAAAAGTTGAAGCACTTGCTCAGAAGGTCAAAGATAGCAACCCGCATTGGATCTGCACACCTTCCGGAGAATATGAAACCAATAACGGGAACGATTGGTGCGCTGACTGCGGGCGCTTTATGTTCCGGCACCTGAGACGCAAAGACCGGAAGAACGCCCGCGATTATTTCTTTGATGGGGGCTGGCGAACCGAGAGCGACACGCACCGGTTTTGCGCACATTGCGGGTGTTGGTTACGCGTCAGCCTGACAGACTGTGGCGTCAAGGAAGAGCTTGAGCATTACCGCGAAAATGGCGTCGGCTCAGATGTCAATGACGCCTATGCAATCGATCTTCTCATGAGCGCCGCTTCATGGGGTTGTGAGCATGAACAGGAAATAATGGATCTCGCCCGTCAATTGATCGAAAATCATGAACGTCAGGAGTCTTCCTGACCGGATCAATTCCGCCACGGGCCGGACCTTCCGGCCGATGCAATCCCGGACAATGCGCTGGAAACGGCGGGCGGCCCGGTCCAGACACACAACAACCTCCATCTATGGAAAACTGAAAGGAATGGTCATGGCTAAAAAGAAAGACACTGCACTTGGCACCGCAATGGAAAAGGCCGCCAGCACTGTCACCTTGCAAAGCCGCGCCTATGTCGAGGCTTACAACATCCTTCAAGACCGAGACTACGTAACGTACCAGGTCACAAACGAAATGTTCAAGCTAGTTCAGAACGACCCCGGCCTGATGATCGGAATCCTCGGTGAAGACCGGTCCAAAGAGGAAATTACCGCATTCCTCAAGATGGTCATCAAGGACATGGGGAAACAAGTTTCCGAGCCGGTCAACGCCGGTGAGGAGGAGAAGAGTGAGGCCCACGAAAGCTGTGAAAGCCATAGGTCATATGGCCCCTCTTCTCCAACCAAATCAACCACCAGCTTGTCCGAGTCGATACGGACTCATGGTCATCAGTTCGTTTCGGACAAGTCTCGCAAGAAGGCGCTTCTTGCCGCTCATACCGAAGCAGCGAAAACCATCATGGATACCTACAAAATCCGCGATGGCCGGTCTATCGGCGATATCCAGTTCCTCGAATTGGAGGGTATCCGGTCCGCAAATGCCCAGGAAGCCGCACTGATCAAGCTGATCATGCGTCACGCTTCGAACGTCGATCCGGTCCTGAAGGTCCGCGACGTGATCAAGATCGATGTGCTTCAGGGTATGATCCAGAAAGCAGCGGAGGCCGCAGATGTCTTCTGATCTTGAAACAACGATCGAGATGGCCCGGTCTTGGGCGAGGCAGCACTACTTTGCCCTGTCCCAGCGCAAGCGGCTCGGCAATACACTCGCGGCCCAGATCCGGACCATCATGGGGTGGACATTGTTCATCCCAGAACCGGAACGGAAGGTCATCGAGAAATCAACGGTAAGTCTGATCCGGGACGCGCAGGCATATTTCAAGGCAATCGATGCCGGGAAAGATGCCGAAGAACCTGATCATGACGACTTCGACGAGTTGCGCTACATGCTGCGGGCCGGTCTGGCCTCAACCGCTCCATACGATCAATTGGAGCGGGAAGCGAACAAACGCTTGGAAAAAATCGGCGCTGCTCTTCCCGTCTCATCGTGGTGGATTTCGCACCACTACATGGGGGCACGGCAATTGGCACAGATCATTGCGGAGACCGGAGATCTCAACAACTATCCGAATTTCCGGCACGTCTGGAAAAGGATGGGGCTCGCACCGTATCAGGGGTTGGCTTATTCCAATTGGCGTAAGGGTGGAAAGAATGCCCCCCGCACACTGAAGGCGGATGAGTGGACCGAGGCGGGATACTCACCACGCCGCAGGTCGCTGTGTTTCGTGATGTCTGACGTGATCTGCCGGTCTGCCGGTCAACCCCCAAAAGACGGCGAACCAAACCCGTACCTTGAAGTTTATCGGCAGCGCCGGGAACATACCGCTGTGACGCATCCTGAGTGGACCAAAGGCCATTCCAACGATGATGCGAAGCGGGTCATGATCAAGGCGATTATCCGGGATCTGTGGCGTGAGTGGCGCAACGAGACCGGTGCGAAGAATTCCCTTCCATTGGAAGGGGGCGACGTGGAGACTAAAGTATTCGTGAAAGCCAAAACAAACTTGTCTCCCGTCGCAACTCATTCCGAAGTGGCGTAAGCCGTGCGGAGCGGGCCGGACCACTGCCGCTTTGACAGCCACAGGCGCGCTGTCCGGCCCGCATAATTCCCCGCAAGGGGTGCCGGTGTGCACTTGGTAGGAGTGAGAGCCATGGCAGCCGTGGTACACCGGCAAAAATTCAGTTGCCCGAAAGGGCGGAGGTGCGGACCAAGGGTCTGTTGATAGCCAGGGACGAGCTGTCCGCACCTCCATCACTTCACCAAAGAAAGGAAATCATCATGATCGTCGTTGAAAATGAAACTGAAACCAGGAACCGGATTGCCGGGCTGTTGAAAGACGCTGAATTCGGAAGCCTTTGGCGTCTCCGCAACGGAGCTGTTGTTTCTTTTGTCGGCCATATCGACGCTATACCTGGGATCATCTTCCAGATGTTCCATCAGGATGAGCCAGATCAAAGGGATTACGGGTCGGTTTTGCGAGCCTTCGCGACCAGCCGGAACGCGTCTTGGAACGTTGACGGCACAAGAGATGACAGTGTGGCATATGACATTATCGCTGGCGCTGATGAACCCTTCCGCATCGATGCCTACGCCGTCGTTCATGCTGATGGGATGAATTTCTTTATCAGACCGGATTTTGCCGAAGATCACGCCAAGAAATCTACGATCAATGGCGTGGTTATCCCGCTCAGTGGCGCATTCAACCCGAAGGAGAAAGCCGATGCATAACAGAACCAAATACCGTCCGGCCCAAGCCGCCGAATACCTCGGATGTCAGGAGAGTACTTTGGCCTGGTGGAGAAGCCGGAACCAGGGACCGGATTACCTCAAGATCGGCGGCCGGGTATTCTACCTACAGACTCAGTTGGATGCGTTCATCGAGTCCGGTATCCGTCATGTGGGAGGGTAAAACTATGACCGGATTTTTCGATTCCCTCACCGAAGAGCAGAAACGCAAGGCACTGAACTATCGTGGCGAAGAGAACCACGGCGACTCTGCCTTTCGCCAATCTGGCGGATCTGTCAAATTTCGACCGGTGGATGCTGCCGCTTATCTTGGTGTCGCGGTGTCGACCCTTGCGTGTTGGCGATCTTCCGGCAAAGGCCCTGCCTATCTGAAAGTCGGCAGCAAGATTTTTTATCTGCGCACCCAACTCGACACCTTCATCGAGAGTAGCGTATGCAATCCAGGAGACACACGATGACTGACAGCACAGACCTGATTAAAATCGAAGAGGTTTGCCGGATGCTCGGCCACGTCACCAAAGCAACTGTGTACGCCAGAATTAAGCGTGGCGACGTTCCGGAGCCTATCAAGATTACTCCGGGAACGTCACGGTGGAGACGTTCCGAAATCGAGCAAGTCATCAATCGAATGGCTAATCGCCGGACCGGAACCTTGCGGAGGAAGTTTCCACCAGAGGCATATGACTACGGCAAAGACCCAAGCTCAGAATCACTCGAAAAGATGCAGCAGAAAGCTATCGAGATAATCCAGCAAAAAGACCCTGATCTTGCTCGGTTGGTGGTGAACATCTACAATCGAAAGTGTTCATCAGCATGACTGACCGCAGGCCATCTGATGGACTAATTAAGCTGCTCCAGGCAATTAAACCGGGTGATGATTTTTACCTTCTTGACCATCAGATGGGACACTCATCGGCTACAATCTCCGGCAAAATAACTGGCCCGGCACCTGTGAAGGACAGAATGAGCGATCTGAAGCCAGCACGCCGGGCCATTGCCAAGGCATTGCCGAACCGGAATGGACCGGGATACGTGGCACAATGGGCAGCACCAGGCCTGAGACCGGCCATCATCAAGCTGCCGAGCGGAGAGCCGAAGGCGTTTGCGGATGAGCCATCTGCCGAATTCGCCGCGATGCAAAAGCTGATCGAAGCAATGAACGACCGGCAGCGATTCCGGAACAAGCAGCCGAACCAGCCGATGCACCCGAACGACTTTGCGGCAGACCTGGCCGGTCTCGGGATTACCCTGGCCGAATTCGCCCTGATCTATGGAGTTCAGCCGGACCGGGTTGCGGGCTGGATCAGCGGCGAACGTGACGTGCCGCACGCGGCCCGAGTCATGCTGGCGTTGCTGGCCATGCCGGGAGGCCTTGTCGTGGCCCGGAGTATTTCAGCCGAAGCAAGGGAGGAAGCGAACCATGCTCAATCTACTTAAACGCTTGTTCGCCGGTCCAGTCGGTTTCGATCCGAAAGCGGCCCGTGAAGCCCGGCGCGCGGTCCGGGAATGCAGCCGCTACTATGCCGAGGGACGGCACCGGCAAACCGGCCTGTCATGGTACGAGAACCAGGTGATCGAGATCGGGCTGCACCAGGTCATTGCGCTGGTGTCCCGGGAATTCATCGACAACGAAAAGGCGGACATTGACGCGCTCCGAAAATGGGCCCGCTACGAGGTCGGAAAGCAGATCCGGGCAGACCACGGGTACCATCCGGTGGGGAAAGCCTTCAACGATTATGTCAGGGATATGCCGGTTGATATCCTGCTGAATGCCGAGGCTCTGAAGGTTCTGCATGACAGAACGGAACCGGTCCGGGACTTCTACACAAGATTCGGGCCAGCGGGCGGTCAGCTCTTGAGGGATTGGCAGGCCGGGGAGATCCCGGACCCGCGCATGTTGCCTGCCAGCGAGATCAAACAGCTTTCTGAGCAGGGCCGAAGCTGAGTCCCTTTGCATCTTCCCGGTCCTTCACCGGGAAGCCCAACAAGGTGAATTGACTGCCGCTAAACCCGTCCGGAATAACCAAATAATTTCCTGATTCATCGCGCACTAATGTGAGGTGAGCAAGCATATTTTGATTGCAGACGAAAACGAAATTTTTCCGTGTCTCAAAAGGAACACTGCGGATCATTTCAAGAATTTCACCTGCTGACGGGTAACCTTCCCTGTCCCACACAACCGGCTCTGACTTTGCTGATTTTGCCCTGACCATCGCTCTATAAAACTCCATCTTCCCTTCCCTCGCCCGCCTATCGTACCAGGGGAATTCTTCCTTGTGGCGCTGCTCGAATTCCACGGGCCACAACAGGCCGTAGAACACGGCGGCATAGTCGAGGGCCAGCCGGATCCGGTCATAGACGTCCCGGCGCTCCTTGCCCTTCAGCCCGTCCCACAGCCAACGGTCATGGAGAAGCAACTCTTCCAGGACACGGAACCGGGACGGAGGCATGCTGGCCTTCAAGCGCTCAACGTACCGCATGCAATCGATCGTGTAATCCGCAACGAGCCGGGTACCGAATCCGCCGCCGCTCGCTTCCAGATCGGCAGACTTCAGTGTGGATACCTGAGCCCCTTCCATATCAGCCCGGGCCCTGTACCCTGCGGTGATCTGCACGTCATCCAGAAGGTTCCGGCCGTCCATCCATTCGAGCGCGCCGGCGTTGATGTCCCGTTCCATGATTTTTTCTTTCGGACCATATCTGAGCCTCTTTGCCGGCCTGCCATCGCGACCACCGACGGTTTCCCCCTTCTCGTCACGATCGAGTTTCTGGTACCGGTGGAAGTAAATCCGCCAATTCTCGAAATTGAAGTGGTAGGCGCAATTGGCGTAGAATTCCCGTCGTTTCCGCTCGAATTCCTCCCCTCGAAATTTGTACGGATCGGAATAGATCGGCTTGACCAGTCTCGGCAGGTAAACCTTGCCTTCTGGATATCGTTCAGTCTGGCGCCAACCGCCCTTGATCACCGGACCGGATGGGCGGATTTCCCGGACCTGTTCCGGCCGAAGCTCTTTCACCTTGAAGTATCTATCCGGTATGAGGCCCCCGTCCTTGCGATCGAGGGCAAGCTCATTCAAAGCGAGTTGCCGGTCGTACTCATCCATTTCGGACCGGCAAACGGCCTTGGCCCGGTCCACAATGCCCCGTACCTGGCCGCCGGTCATTTCCAGAATCCTCGCAATCTCGGAGATCGCCATGCCGTGCAGCCAAAGGACCGTCACAGCGAATTTCGGAGCTTCGTTCTTCTTCTTGCGAGCCATATTCCACCACGCTATTGCACGCCGCCGCGGGCGGCCATCCAGGTTTGGGAGTTGTTCCGAAGGTTGAAGAGGGAATCGCCGGCTTCCACCAATTGGACGTGATGGCCGGCGCGATGAACCGCGCTGTCGCTGACCGGCTGATAGGGACAGTCGAACCACCACACCCGCTTGCCGTCGACAAACGCCATGTGCAGAACGTCGCCACGCTCGAGCCTCTTGACGATCGACGGCGCCATGGTCAGCCGTCGTCCTCTTCCAGTTCAACGATGCTCCAGGTCGGCAGCTGAGCCCGGATGATCGCTTCACCGCGGAATCCGATCGGGACACGCTTGGTCACGATCCGCTCCCCCTTGTTGAAGCCCCATTTCGACCAGAGCTCGGATCCGCAGATCATCCGGTTGTCGGCGCATGCCTCCAGGAATTGCTCGAAGTCCGCGAAGTCGGTCTCGACCAGGCTGAACGGCGGCCGGTTGAAATCCTTCCGCTCCGCTTCATGCCCGAACCAAACTTGAACCACACAGCCTGCCATTGCCTTTCTCCTACAGTTCTTCAATGCGACCTTGCCGGCCGTTGAACAGAAATTTCTCCATTGCCCCGTCTTCACCGCGCCGGCGCTTGAGGATGTAGATCTCGATGCGCCCCTTGGCTTCGCGGTATTCCTCGAGCCACTTCTGGTATTCCCGGCTCTCCTGATCCGTCGACGGCCGGCGCTGAGCGAGCCACCGATCCCGGCGGGCAAGCCCGATGATCCAGTCCGCGTCCTGCTCGATCGACGATCCGCCGTCGAAGTCGGTGATCTGGGGGGCGCAATCGTCGCGGCGCTGCGAGGTTCTGGTCCGCTGTGCAAGCGTGATGATGTTGACCTTGGTTTCCTTGGCCAGCGCCTTCAGTTCACCCGTGATCCATTCGATCCGGTCGAATTTGTTCGGGAATTTCTGCCTGGTCCGGATCAGCCGGAGGTGGTCGATCACCACGGCTCCAAGCCCCATGGTCTTGTGCGTCCGCCAAATGCGGTCCCGGATCTGGTCGAAGTTCAATTTCGGCCGATCGTCGATGAACAGCCGTTCGTTATCGAGCTTGTCGGCCGCATTCTTCAGCTCTTCGAGGGCCATCAGGTCATAATTGCCTTCCTCGATCTCCGAGACCGAGACATTCGCCTCTCCCGCCATCGCCCGCCGGGCCATGTCTTCGCCGGCCATTTCGAGCTGAAAGAAGATCGTGGGCTGGAAGAGCGCTATTCGGCGCAAGACCTGGGCACCGATCACTGTCTTGCCATCGCCCTGGGCCGCACCGATAACGCCGAAGTCGCCTCGCTGCTGCCGGCCGAGCATCGAGTCCAGCGTGGGCAGCCCGGTATCGAAACCGACGCTTTCCCCCGTCTCCTGGGCCCGCTTCGACGAAATGAAGGCTTCTCGTGCGAATTGCCCGATGGACTTGAGCGGCACGGATTGGGAGTTCTGCTTGATCGCGTCGATCCGGTCCACCATCTGGTCGAGGAGATCGGCCGGTATCGTTTCCCTCTTCCTGGCTTCCTTGGAAACCCAGGACTCCAACTCTCCGATCTTCCGGCGCTGCCATGCCTCGACAATGTCCTCGACGAAGTCCAGCGGGTTGAGCTCGCTGTCATCGGCATCCCGGAGAAGCGCTGTCAGGTACGAGATCGTCGACTTGCCATCATCGAACTCGTCCCCGACACTTGCGACAACTCTGTGCAGGCTGAATTTCTGATTGGCGCCGTAGATATCCCTGATCGCCTCGAAGATCTTCGCGTTTATCGGACGATAGAAATGCTGCGGCTGTAGCACTTCCGAAATGCTGAAGAATGCCTCCGGCCCCGAAAGCACCGAGCCGAGAACAGCTTTCTCCGCCATCAGATTTGCTGGAGCTTCAGGCGTGTTCATGTTTTTTCCAGACCTTCCATTGATCCAATCCATCCCCCTTGATCGGGGTGTCGTCGTTCAGAATTGCCTTGACCCCGATCCGGAGAAGGTTGTCCCGCAACTTCCGGCCGGCGTAGAGACCAGGCGGCGGGCGCTCGTCCCGGGCCGCCCGATCGCCGTAATCCTTGTTGGCGTAGTCTCCGTCCGGGAAGATATCGACGCGCTCCACGAACGCCGGCGGCTCGAAACCGATCATCCCGGATGTCGAGATCATGGCCCACTGCGGGTACCGGAACTGGTGAAGAGCCCAATTCGCCAAGGCCGTCTCTCCGCCTTCCTGGCTGCCGATGCGCGGCCCGTCGCCGCCGATCCGGCACGCACCGCCCTGCAGGGAACCGAATTGCACCTTGTCCTGGGCAAACTCGCGCCGCGTCTTGGTGATCTTGTCGCCGGTGTCAGGATCCAGAAACACGCGCTGCAGAGCGACGATGTCGCCGACCATGTCCCGGATGAAGAACACGAGTGCCGGCAACAGCGGGCCGGACTTGATTTTTCGTCCACTCTGATCGAACTCGACGAACTCGGCCGTGTCGTATTCAAGTGCCGGATGAAACCCGATATTTTCCCGTTGATCGTTTGGCCACAACGACAGGGGTGGAAGACCACGGATGGGAACGAGGTATTTCTCTGCCAGTGTGCCGCCGATCGGGGCGCACTCCTGGGCGATCTCGTTCGATGTCTGTGCCTTGAATTCCTTCTTGCGCTGCGCCTGGGCAGCCTGAGCGGCCTGCTTCCTCTCCCGGTCGGCCCGCTCCCGTGCCTGCCGGCGTTCCCGTTCCTGCCGATCCTCCGGGCTTTCCTGCCGGGCGCCCTGCAGGCCGAAGAAGTTCCGGGACCATTGGAACGCTTCCCGGTACTCGTCCTTGCCCTTCTCCCGCCCTGTGAGGGCATAGGCGACCAGGTTGAGGGCATGGCCGCCGACTTTCTGGGAATGGCGGTACCACTGGCCGCGGCGATCGCCACGGAGATGAATCTGAAACGAGGAGGAAACCCGCCCGTTCTTGATCTGCGGCGTCAGGAGCGCTTGCCCCTTTACCTCCTGCCAGCCCGGGTAGAGGTCATTGAGGACGCTCTCCAGATTGTTGACCAGGAGCCGTGAGATCTCGTCGGCATCGTCGTATCTCATCGGCGCCCCCGATGATTGACGGACATGATTTCAGCCTTCCGGACCGCTCCCTCTGCCGCCTTCAGCATTTCCCGGAACTTGATGACCTCTTCACCCTCGAAGCAAAGCACGAGCTGCGCCGGTACCGCGCCGTCGGACCTGGTGGCCCGGCGCTGCAATTCACCGAGATAGATCTGGACGTCGTAGAGATCGAAATCAGGCATGGCTACCGGTCAGAAAAGGCGGCCGGGACGAGCCCGGCCAAGTTGTGCTTGAAGACCGCCGGACCTTCCAGAACCCGGCTCCCACGACAGGCTCGTGGTCAGCCAACAGCGGGCAGCCCGGGGAACAATCCGTGCGGCTGCTCGCGCTGATTTCGGAGATAGGTGGCAATGCAGAAGCCTTCGGCCGCGTCGCCGGAGCTGAGCTCAAGACCGTCCGCCTTGGCGTAAAGCTTCGCCTGCTTCTTGTACCAGGCCGTGCGATCGTCCACGCCCTTTGGCGGGGTGCCGATGCCAAGGCCTTCCTTGCCGCGCCACGTCTGCGACGCGACATAGACCACCTCGATGTTCCGGGCCCGGCACAGCCGCGCCGCCTCCATCGCCAGACCATGCAGGAAATGGGTGACGTCGAAGGACGTGCCGCCGACCTTCACCTTTTTCACCGCCTGGCCGGCCCATTCGGACGAGGTGTCCACCTCGGTCTTGGTCCGACCGCTGTTGCCGGGCATCGGTTGCTCGATCGCGACCATGTTCGGCTTGTAGACAGCGAGCCACGAGGCAACCTGCCGGGAATACCAGTCCGCGACGTCTCCGGCGTACCCGGCATCGATCGCGCCACGTTTGAGATGGAACGGAGCCTTGACGGGGCATCGCCACGCGCCGGCCTCTTTCTGGCCCGGTCCGACGATTCCCCATCCGGTGCATGTCTTGGAGATATCGAGACCTCCATAGATCAGCGGCATCACGCGTCTCCGCTGTCTTCCGTTTCGGCGATGGCCTCGTTGAAGTCGTCGTCGTCGCTCGCACCTTCCGGCGCCGCAGCGGTCTTGACGATCGGGGCCTCCTCCTCGGTTTTTATCTTCCTGATATCGAAGATCGCGGCCTGCCCTTCATGCCAGCCCTTGATCCAGGCCTGAGCCTGCTTTGTCGATCCGTCGTAGGGAGCAATGCATGCCTTACCTTCCATGCCGGCGTTCTTGCCGAGTTCGAAGGCCTTTTCCTCGGCGGTGGACCGGTCCTTGTCGAACATGTCCATTTGTGTGCCGACGGGATGCTGGAGCCACTTCGCGATCCGGATTTCGCGGCGGCGCTCTTCAAGCAGTTCTTCGCCGTTGCTGTCATCGGACCGGAGGCGGAGGGCGTATTCGAGATCCTTCTTGGTGATCCCATCAGCCTTTGCCGCTTTGAAGAGCCGGGCATGAGAGGCTTTCATCTTCTCAAGTTCTGCCTTCGAAGCCTGGATCTTGTTCAGGTGATCGAAGAACAGCGCGCGCTCCTGGGTTTCAGTGAGCCCGCTGTTGTGGCCCTGCCCTGCTTCCTGTTTTGCCATTTCGTTTTCCTTTACGGTTGATGGCTGCCGGTCCGAGCTTCAAGCTCCCGGCTTCTATGTGCTGCGAACCACCGCAGCTGCTCGTGCCGGTCCGCCGGCAACGCATTCCAGATTTCCGCTTCGGTGGCGTTCAGCGCCTCAGCCACGGCAAGCGTGCTGCCGAGACGTTTCACGGCGTCGCGGATTTCGAGGGGGGAGAGATGGATCATTCTACTGGCCGATAATCCTTTATCGCTGACCATTGATCTTCGGTCAGATACCAGTTGCGTTGAGGCAGACTGCCGCCGTAGCGAGCCTGCGATGAAATCAGTCCTGCATCTTCCATGGCGTAAAGCTGCTTGTTGTTGCCGCCGAGTTGCATCGTTGCCCAAATAATCCGGGGCTCTTCAGACTTCATTTTCGATAGGATTTCTGATCTGGTCATAACTCTAAGGTCTCCATTCATCCGAGATGGCGGAATCAGCCTCGACACATTCACGCCGGCGCAGCGCGGCGCAAATCCCGCGGGTAACCTCCCCACCGGTTGCCAACCATCGGATGCTGTTTTTCAGTCGTTGATTGTTCGACCTCTTTGGCGCATCGATCCGCAGCTTGGAGCAAAGCCAGCGCAGTTCGTCGGACCACAGGATGTGAATCGCATCTGCAGGAAGCGGCTTTTGGACCGCCACATCGGGCAGATCCCAACGGAATAGCGAGGTGCGATAAGATCTATAGGTCTTGGCTTTCACGCCGGCGTAGGCCCAAACCTTTGAATAGCCCGCCTCTTTCGGGCGATCGCGCCGGTAAAATTCGCCAGAGCGTTCATAATCGCAGTAGTGCAGGCTTCCCAGATTCTCTGGGCAAAACTTCTCGTGCAGGGCTGATACAGCGACATGTGCGACGCCTTGCATCGCCTTTATCTGAGCCGGCAATCGGTCCAGTTTGTCTTTTTTGGACTTGATCTCAACAGCAACAATATCGGCCGGCGATACGGCCAACACGTCAATCCGGTTCCCGCCGAGACAGCTGTTGATCTCGTGCATGATCCTGGCGTCGGGCCGCAACACACGCAGCCGCGCCACAACGGCATCACGGATCTCTGCTTCAGCCGAGGAACGGTGGGCCGGCATTACGCTGCCAACTCCTCTGCCATTGCCCACCCACCCCACTGGTCAGCCATCGCGGCGGCCATCGCTGGGAAGAACCGGCTGCGCTCGTCGCCACGATCACTTCCGGGCGGCATCCGCCAGACGCGGTTCCATGTCTTCCATTCGTCGGAACCTTTCTCGGGCTCCGGAAGGCGTTCGGTTTCGACAAGCTCGGGAAGGCCGAACAGATACCAGCCTGTCGCCTTGTATTCCGGATGACCGAACCAGAAGGGTTGCACGATGTGCGGCGCGGGAAGATCGGCAGGCATGTACGCCTTCGCGATGTCATGCATGACCGGATTTTCAATCGCCTTTCGCGGGACCGGCGCTTTCCAGCAAGCCGTGAACAGGTCGACGCCATCGAAGAATTCCTTCTTCATGCTCTCCCAGGTGCGCCCCTTCGGGAGCTTCTTCGGCGGCGTCAAGTGGCCTGGGCCTGAAAGCCAGCGGCGGCCGGAGCGGCAAAGCCGGGTGCAGGGCGGGTGAGCGATGATCAGTAGATCCCATCCGTCATGCAGATGATTGCGAACATCGTCGCGTATGTGGCGATTGCTGCCGCGCTCATCGGGCTGAAGGTCACAGGAATAGGCGTCATGACCGAGGGCAAGGAACGCGTCCCGCACCGTTCCGGTTCGCTCGCAACCAACTAAGACCCGTAGAGATTGCGTTACCTGTGCTATCGTGAGGGGGTCTGAGAAGAGATCAGGCGTCACGCTGCGCTCCTGTTGAATTTACCGGCCTCGTCGCCGAAGGCGTGCCATCCCGGCCGGTCCTCACGGCTGAAGAGATCCGCGCGCCGGAAGGCGTTCGGCATCAGCCGTTCCGCCTCGACATAGGCCTCGTCAGGTTTCCGGGAGTGCTCACGCACAGGGCCTTCGATGACGGTCCGAACGACCGGCACGGTCTCCGGATTACCCATGGTGAAAAGAAGAAATGGTTCCGAGGCGCTGCGCAGTCGGTAGCCGGTACCGAACGCGAGTTTTCCGTTTTTGGTTCGCTTTACCCAGACCCCGGACGTAACGAATTTGAAGCCCCAAGCCCGACCTGCAGCAATCTGCTGATCTATTGCCGGATGGGTTCCCCAAAGCCACAGCAAGCATGTTTCTCTCGCCAGGTGTCCTATGGGAAATGTTTCGACGATTTCAGTTATCGACTCGGTTTCGTAATGCCGGTCAGGCCCTTTGGACATGCGCCCTTTTTCAGACCAGGTCTCAAACCGCCAATGAGGATCGGCCATGATAAAGTCGTAAGAAAAAGGCTGAAGATCTCCGAAAGGCCAGCTCACTTGCAGACCTCCGCACCCGAGGTCCACGACCAAGTTCGGCCAGTAACAATGTCGCTCACCGTGACCTGGTGAACGCCGAACGAAATGGCGACGTCGGATTGCGCATTGCCATCTGAAACCATCGACCGAATACGACGAACTTGATCGATCGTTAGCTTGCTGTGGCCATGGCGCTCACCGAGCGCGACGGTCCCGTGTTCAACCTTATCCGCCTCATTTTCTGCGGGTGTTTTCCATGCCAAATGACCGGGATGAACGCAGCCAAGATGACCGTTGCCACACGCATGCGCTGCCTCATGAGAGGCACTTGGAGGAGGCCCATAGATGCGCTCACAAACTAGTCGTGACACAATGAGAAATTTGCCGTCTAGGTGGATCTTCCCATACCCGTTCCCATCACGAGAGAACGGCCAAATCAGGCATCCAAAACCTGAATGAGGCAGCGCCACTCCTTCGAGCCACGCGGCTGGGGCTCCGACCATTGTTCTGCCGCCGAGTGGATCTCCGTGGGTGCGCCAACGCTGATAATGGGCGGAACACCACCCGCGGGAACCTTTGTTGGCATCCCGATCACAACCCTGTACGGAACATGGTCTGAATTTGCCAACCATCACGTCCACCTGGAAATTCGATTGAAGAAGGCCTTCTCAAACCGCCGGCGAAGCAACACCGCCACGGCCATAAGAAGTCTCTTGAGTGCCTTGATTAGCCGCATGCTCACCCCGCGCCGCCCTGGAGATCAGTCTGTCGTGCTCAATTTTCCGCTCGAGCCGGTCCGCGGTGTCTTCCACGGCCTGGCAGAGACGGACATAGAGGTGGAGGTGAAGCGAAACGCCCTGTCCCTTGATCAGCTTTTTCAGGAACGACTGGAAACCGTAGGCCTCGGACAGATCATCGATCGCCCTTGTTCGGGATCCGGAAAGGACTTCCTGGTTGCTGATTGCCCGGTTCGCCAGATCAAGTGCGGCTTCACGGGCCAGATTGGGACAGGAAAGGTCACGAAAAAGTATCGTTTTAGTACCCATTCGTCAGCCCTCCTGTGATTTACTCCTTACTGCCGGACGGAGATTCAAGCAGATCGAACAGCTTGTTCATCACCTTCCGGTACTTGCCGACGGTAAGGCTGATATCTTCCGGGCCTTTTCCCTTGAGCCCGGGAAGAAACTTCCCATCGTCGGCAACTAGTTTTGAGACCGTGGACAGAGAAACGCCTTGCCGGGCGCCATACTTGACCGCGTTCTCAAGAAGCTGATCACGCATGCGCAAAATGGTTTCGTCGACCTCGCGCCGGGGATCACCTTCACTCATATCGGTTGCCTCTATGTGATTTATCATCACGGTAATGGGATTTTTCCCACTCGTCAAGAGTGAAACTTCCCATTCGTGGAAATCGAGTATTCCTGCGATAATCCGTGGGAAATAGAGTGGATGGAAAGGCTTAGTATGAGTGACGATTCCCATGACGGCCAGGGTGAGACCTTGCTCCAGAAGCGGATCCGCGCCCGGATCGCGCAGCTCGGAACAAACCCCAGGGCCGTATCGGACAAGGCTGAGCTCGGACCCACTGCGGTTCGCGATATTCTCGACGGCCGGTCACGCAGTCCGCGGGAAAACACGCTCAGGAAAATCGCCAAGGCGCTGGAGTGTGACCTGGCCTATCTCACCGGCGACTCGCAAAGCGTCGGCGGACCGGCGACGGCAAACATCAAGACAGCGCCCATCATCGGCGATGTCCGCGCCGGCATCTGGATGGAAATCGACGAGTTCTCCGATGAGATCGATCTGGCAGAGCTCGACCAGGTGCCATGTGTGGCCGATCCCAATTTCCCAAGCCTTCAGCCGATCGCCTTCCGGGTTGTCGGCGATTCGATAAACCTGATCTGCCCGGATGGCGGCTTCGCGGTCTGCCTGCTCTGGAACGATATCGGCCTCGAGCCGAAGGCCGGAATGCTTGTGGTCGCCGAGCGAAGCCGGCACGGACTCTATGAGACGACAATCAAGCAAATCGACGGGGAACCGGGCAATTGGCGGCTTTTGCCGCGCTCGACCAACCCGGAATTCAAGGCAATCACCTTTCCATCTGACTCAGATGATGAAGAGGTTCGAATTGTTGCTCTGGTGAGAAGATTCGTTACCCCTACCCTTACCTGGTAACCAACCAGATTCCCTTGTTTTTTGTCTTTGCCAAGGTAGAGGGTTCGGTGTGGTCGAGAGAGACGAAACCCGAAGCCCGTTGAAAAACGAGCCGGACCGTCTCTCGGGGGCTATCCCTGCCACAGGCAGATGGGACGGCGCATGCCGAGGGCGCGACCTTTGGTCTGGTCACTTGCCAGGGTTACTTTTTCGACCGACCTGGTCGATGATCACGGGCACAACCCTCACGACGAGACCCGTTGGAGCTTCGATCACATCCCGTCCATCGCTCCGCTTCGCCAATATGTGGTGGACCGGTTGCCGAAACCCACACATCCGCCGCGAAATGATTGACGTAGGAATATACTTCGTCTAAGGATGATTCTTGCCAAGACGAAGACCGTTTCCGCCCAACCATTGCGGTCTTTTTCATTAAACGCCTCCGGTTCCCGCCGGGGGCGTTTCCCATTTCAGACTACGAATTTGGTCCACGGTCAATACGCGATGTGGGAAATTTCCTCTTTTCCCACTTGACGTGGGATTTTTCCCTTGTTAGCGTTCGTGAAGTCGCACGGCAATGCGGCCTATCAAGGGAAATCAAAAATGAGCACGCTTCTTGACGCGCTCGCGGCTTGGGACCGCGACGGCGAACGGCCTATTTGTGTCGAAATTCCACCGGTCGACATGGTCGGCGACATCATCAGAGATCGGCAATTGCTGATCTGCTTCCTCTACCTTCAAAGCTTCGATCCCTGCCTCCGGCTGCCGTCGCTTCTCGACGAGCCGATCCAGATCCACGAGCATCTGTACGCCGAGAAACGCATCGCTGCAGCTGCCGGGAAAATCCAAATCTCCGAACATGAATGGAACGCCTGGAGTGGCCTGATTTCGGTCCTCAAGAAATGGCGTGCCGAGCTTACGGAAAGCCGTCAACTCCGCCTCGTTTCCTGACATGCCGGCACCGCGGAAGATCCTCTTCCGGGAGCGGGAAGGACTCGTCCGGCGCCGGAACGGCACCTGGGACTCCTACCACGATCACGATGTGTTTTTCGATGACCGAGACCTCCCGGCTTTCAGCGCGGGAAACAGGGACGCTTGCCTGGATTTCATCAGGCGCAGCGCCGGCCCGGAGACCACCGTGATCCACCAATTTCAAGACGTCGACCTCAGCCGGACCAGGTCTTGGCTGAACTCAAGCAAGGAAACCATCCTCAATGAAGATCATCTCTCTGGAAGCCGAGAACTTTAAACGTCTCTCGGCCGTCTCGATCACCCCGGACGGAAGCGTGGTTGAGATCACAGGCAAGAACGCCGCCGGCAAGTCCAGCATCCTCGATGCGATCTGGAGCGCGATCAAGGGCAAGTCGGTAGATCCGGTGAAGCCGGTCCGTGCCGGCGAAGAGCGCGCGACCATCAAGGTCGATCTCGGCCACCTCAAGGTAACCCGGAAGTTCATCGACAAGGGCGCAGAGGGTTACAGCCACAGCCTGACTGTCGAGACGGCCGACGGCGCCCGGTACCAGAAGCCGCAGGAGATCCTGGACGGTCTGACCAACGCCCTTTCCTTCGACCCCTTGGCGTTCTGCCGCATGAAGGAAGCGGACCAGATCGCCGCGCTTGAGGCAGCGGTGCCGGACTTCGATTTTGACGCGGCCCGGAAAGATGAACGCCGCCTCCTGGAGGAACGCCGGGACGTAAAACGGGACCGGAGCAACAAGGAGACGCTTCTGCAGGCAACGCCGGCATCCGACACCGATCCGGGCGAGGAAATCGATGAAGACGCGATTATCGTCAAGATCAACGACGTCAACGAGGGCAACCGGTCAATCTACGAAGACCGTACCAAACGTCAGGCCTATCAGAACGCGATCGATTTTGAGCTGAGTTCGATCAAAAAGACAAACGAGCAGATCGACGAGCTCAAACAGAAAATCTCTCACCTGGAAGAGACGCTTTCGAATTGCCGTAAGGAACTCGAGCGCAATGAAACTCTGCTCACCGAGATGGGCCCCGAGAAGGAGATTGCCAGCACGGACGATCTCCAGACGGAGCTCAACAATGCGCGCGCCCACAACGAGCGCATCCGGCAACACATCGCCTACCAGAAGCTTCTGAACGAATGCCTCGAGCTCGAGAAGGAAGAAACCGAGCTCACCTCTGCGATCGAGGCAAAGCGCAAGGCAATGGCAGATGCCGTCCTTTCGGCCGCAAGTCTCCCGGATGGCCTGACCATCGAGAACCAGGTCGTGATGCTCAACGGCATCCCGCTTTCCCAGGCAAGCCAGGCCGAGCAGCTGCGCGCCAGCGTGGCCATCGTCGCGGCGATGAACCCGGAGCTCCGGGTGATGCAGATCCGGGACGGCGCATTGCTGGACAGCGACTCCATGGCTCTCCTCGCTGATTTCGCCCGGGACAACGATTTGCAGTGCTGGGTCGAGACGGTTTCCTCTGATCGTCCGTCGGCGATCGAGATCGTTGACGGACATGTCGCCGGCGTCACCGCCGAAGCCGCGGAGTGATTGCGATGCTCAAGGAACTCGTCCTCGCTTCGTCCCTGGCCGGCTTCGGGGCTGGTGAGGTGGACGTTGAGCTCGTCCTTGCCGTTGACGTCTCGCAATCCATGGACACGGAGGAACAGGAAGTGCAGCGCGCCGGCTATGTCGCGGCGCTGACGTCCCAAGACCTCCTCGACGCCATCCAGGCCGGACCGATCGGCCGGATCGCCGTTACCTACATGGAATGGGGCGGAGTCGACGAGCACTTCATCGTTGCGGACTGGTCCGTGATTGAGGATGCACCATCGGCCGGACAGTTTGCTGCCCAGATTGCAAATGCCCCGCTCCGGCAAGTCCAGCGCACCTCCATCGCTTCGGCGCTCGAGAAAGCCGTCTTCCTCGTCCAGACCAACCAGTATCAGGGATTGCGGCAAGTGATCGACGTATCGGGCGACGGCCCGAACAACCAGGGCGGTTCCGTCACGGCCATGCGCGACCGGATGGTTGCGGAAGGCGTCACCATCAACGGACTGCCGTTGATGATGAAGTCGAACAAGAACACCTGGCAGGCCATGCTGAACCTCGATCACTACTACGAGGACTGCGTGATCGGTGGCCCGGGATCCTTTGCGATACCGGTCCGCAGCCAGGAGGGCTTCGCCGATGCCATCCGCATGAAGCTGGTCTTGGAGATCGGCGGGCTGGTCCCGGATACCCCATCAATCCAGAAAGCCGCCGGCCGCGAGCCGATCCGCTGCAACCTTTTCGACTGATCGGAGACCGAGATGCGCAAGCCATTTGAATGCATGCGTTGCAAGAAGCCGTTCGCTACGCGCCAAGGCGCTGTTCAGCACAGCATCGATAAGCACGGCGAGGAGTTGGAACCCGTTCGGCGGAAGAAACCACCTCGAGAGGAGCGAGAGCCGAGCCTCGCTGACATATCCGTCGAGGCTCATCTGAAGCGGGCAATGGGTGAACCGCTCGATGCTCTCGAGGAATCCCTGATTTTCGACTGAACCGGAACCCCACAATGACCACGTGCCCCTACTCTGCAGAGTTCCTGCAATCCCTCATCGACAACCCGGTCCCCGGCATCTACTTCAACCTTCCCGAGGACATCTATCACCAGATCCCGGCGCTCGGATCGACCAGCATCAAGAAGCTGGCCATTGATCCTTACGAGTACCAGTTCGATCGCCTCTATGGCGAAGACATCGACAGCAAGGCCAAGCTGTTCGGCAGCGCACTGCACGCAAGAACGCTTGAAGGCCGCCAGGCATTCGAGGACCGGTTCTTCGTCAACGTGCCGCCGGACATCCCGGAAGATGCGCTCCGAACCACCGATGACCTGAAGGCCTTCCTGACGGAGCTCGGGCAGACCGGCCTTTCGAAACTCAACAAGCCGGGACTGATCAAACTCGCCCGGGATCTCGAGCCGGCGAAACCCATCGCGGATGACATCATTGCCGAGCACAAGGCCCTGAACGAGGGCAAGACAGAGCTCGACGCCAAGATGTTCCGCCAGATCGAACTGGCGGCCGAGTGGCTGAACCGGGATCCGCTGATCGGCGACTCCATGAAGGACGGTACCTTTGTGGAGGGTGCCCCGGAAGTCTCGATCATTCTCGACGACAACGGCGTGCTGATCAAATGCCGGCTCGACCGGCTCATCCGGCCCGGCATCATCGATCTGAAGAGCTACGCGCCGATGTTCGACGAGCCGCTGGAGAAATCCTTCGAGAAGACCGTCAAGCGGCTCGGCTACAAGATCCAGGGCGCACATTACCGCCGGATCTGGAGCAAGGCCCGGGATCTCTATCTCGACGAGGCATTGCCGTTCTTCGGTACCGAACCCTATGACGGTTTCCTCAAGGATTGCTTCGACCATGACGAGCCGGCCTGGTTCTGGCTTGCAGTGAAGCGCAAGGGCGCCCCGTCCCCGTTTGTCGTCCAGTGGACCGGCAAGACCGACTTCCAGAACGCCATCAATGACGTTGAGCGCGCGATCGACGATTACCGCCGGCTGCGCGACGAGTTCGGCGATGGCGCCGACTGGATCCCCAATCGCGGCGTCTACGAGATGACCGACGATTCCTATTACCAGTGAGGCAAGCCATGAGAACGATCGCAGATGAAATCAGGCAAATCATGGTCGACGACTTCGGCGTCAAGCTCGAGGAGATCGCCGACGATTGCGACATCTTCTCCAGCTTCGGTTTCGACAGCCTCGACGGGGTCCAGTTGATCCTGCACCTGGAAACCACCTTCGACATTGAACTTGAGGACGAGGTTCTGGACCGGAAGGTCATGACCGTCGCCGAGCTGATTTCCATCATTGAACCGCTGATCGCCGCCAAGGCCGGCTAATTCGGAGCACTACATGTCTTCTCAAGAACTTATGGTCGCGGACCAGAACACCGCCGTTGCAGAGGCCGACTTCTTCAAGCCGGTCGGCTCGTTTGACCCGCAGCGCTTCGAAATGGTGATGAGGTGGGCCGGCGTCATGGCTAAGGCGTCGATCATCCCGGAACACCTGAAGGGTAAAACACCGGACGAAACGCTCGGCAACTGCTTCCTGGTGGCGAACCAGGCCGCGACATGGGGCGCGGATCCGGTGAGCGTCGCGCAATGCACGTCTCTGGTCCACGGCAAGCTTTGCTATGAGGGCAAGCTGGTCGACAGCGTCCTGCAGGAGCGCTACGGCGTCAAGCTGTTCTCCCGGTACGAGGGTCAAGGCGACACCCGGACGATCTACCTGTCTCCCTCTGAATGGAAAGATGACGGCACCACCGAATCCATCGAGATCATGAAGGGCACGTTTGGGTCATGGCACACCAGGGAAAAGGGGGGCGACGTCAAGGCAGCTTGGCGCGATGACCCGGATGGCATGCTCTACAACCGCGGCGTCCGTCAATGGTGCCGCCGCTACAAGCCTGGCGTCATCACCGGGGTCTACGGCACCGACGAATTCGACGAGGAAGACGCCCGGTACCGGTCCGAACGGGCCAAGCCGATCACCCAGAGCAACCCATTCGCCGACGACAAGTCGAAATCGGCGATCGAGAACCAGACGGCGCCGGCGGACCGCGCCTCTGGTACCTCCGGTGCGTCCCATACTGCACCGGGGAAAGCGGCCGGCGCTTCATCGCGTCCCGAGGCGCCGGCCGTCGCCCGCTCTGCCTATGAGGAACTGAACAAGGGTCTCACCCACGCTCAATCCGCCGACAGCTTAAAAAAGGTCTGGGACAAGTTCTTTGGCGCGAAATACGACCCGGCACCGAACGAGACCGACAAGGCACTCGCCTTCATGATTTACGGGCTGCATCAGAAACGGTTCAAGGAAGGTTTGGACGTAAAGGACGCCTCCGCTGCCAGCAATGACCGGATCGAGGAGGCCTATGCATGTTCCTCTTCCTGAAGATGGAGACCTCTGGCCTGTATCGGTCCGAGCTTCCGCCGGAGTCGAAGGCGCAGCCGTGGGCCATCTCGATCGCCGCGGAATACACCGACGAGAAGGCCAATCGCTACGGCGCGCTGGATTTCCTGATCAAGCCGGCGAACCGGCCGGTGAAGCCCGGCGCCTTCGACGCGCACGGTATCGACCCGAAGATGTGCGAGCGGATCGGGGTGGCGGAAGCCCCCTGCCTCGCTCTCCTGGCCGACATCGCCGGCAAGTGCCGGGCCGTCATCACCTATGGCGACCTGGATAACCGGGTCATCGACTCCCTGCTCTACAAGCTTGCCGAGCAGATGGGAAAGCCCCGTGACACGTTCGTCCGGAAGTGGCGCCGGGACGGTCTCACCTTCATCGACATCCAGAAACCGGCCTGCCAGATGGAATGCAAGCTGCCGTCCGACAAGGACGACAAGGAAGAGTTCCGCTGGCCGACACTGGTCGAGGCATTCGACAAGATCTTTGGGGATCCGGAGCCGCCGAAGAACGCCTGGGAGAAGCTGGGCATGATCGCGGACCTCTTCTTCCATCTCCGGACCAAGGGTCATTTCGAGGAGGTGTCCGATGTCTAAGCAAATCGCACTCGCTCCCTACGCCGAGGTGATCAAGGACATGTACGAGGCGCTGGTTCATGCCGAGGCAATCCTGACTTACACGCCTCACTTTTCCACCAACAAGAGCGGCAAAGGCCCGGACACCTCGACCAAGACCGCCCGGGACAAGGTTCGCGCCGCGATCGCCAAGGCTCAGGGAGTGACCGATGTCTGACATCAGCTCATTCAAGGATTGGCTCATCGCCCGGGGCGGCCGGCTGCTCGAGCTCGAGAACCGGTTCGAACGCCTCCGGGTGATCATGCCGGGCCACGACGAGGCCTTGGTCATGTACGTCACGGCCCGGGACAAACAGGAATGGAGCCCGGCGCTCCTGGAACTTCACACGGAATTCGAGAAGTCGAAGGCGCCGCTGACAGGCTACCCGTCATCGGCCGACAGGTATGGAGGTGTCTGAAATGCTCGCACTCCTGGTTTCATTTGTTGTCGGAGTTATTGCCCTCGCCGCCGCTGCGGTGGCTGAGGAGCAAAAATCCAAATTCAGCCTATTTGCTTCCATCGCTTTTCTGATCGTGGCGCTTCTGGGAGCGAGGTACCTGTGATGCCTCGTCCTACCCCGTTAGCAATGACGCGCCACCCGCATCGCGGCGGCAAAGGTCAGACCGGCCGGAAGATATTCGCGGACTCGCCACCGGTGCTTGAGAACCGGACCGTCTACCCCAGCACCGTGAAGGATCCCGAGGAGGTCGGCTGGATCTTCAAGTCCGGACACAACAACGGGAAAATCGGCCGGGAAGTCGTAAAGGGCAAGTGGAAGGGTTTCCCGATCTACATGCTCACTCTGGAGGAGCGGGCGACCTGTCCGGCCTATTGCCCCCTCTATGTCGGGTGCTACGGCAACAACATGCACTTGGCACAGCGTTGGCGCCACGGACCGGACCTCGAGTTGTTTATCGATCTCGAGATCCAGGACTTGGCCGTGCAACACCCGCTCGGCTTCGTGGTTCGGCTGCATGTCCTTGGTGACTTCTACAGCACGGCCTATGTCCGGCGGTGGCACGCGCTCATGGAGAACTATCCGCAACTGCATGTCTTCGGCTTTACCGCCCGGGCCGATGCGGATGAACCGATCACGCAGGCCATCGCCGCCATCCATCGGGATTACCCGGACCGGTGGATGATCCGGTTCTCCGGCGCCGACATGGAAGACATGAAGGCCATGGCGTCCGAAGTCGTCGACCACCCCGACCAGGCCCACCCGACATCGACGGTGTGCCCCCAGCAGACCGGCAAGACGGATTGCTGCGGCACCTGTGCCCTGTGCTGGGAGAGCCGGAACAACATCACGTTTCTGAGGCACTGAGCATGGCCGGGCAGAGACTTCAATGTTGCGTGCCGTATTGCAACCGCACCCGTGGCGATCGGAAGGGCGATCCGGTCGGCCAGTACGATGAATGGATCTGCGGCGATCACTACAAGCTCGTCGACAGGCAGCTGAAACTCAGGCGGCGGCAGTTGCGCCGGCGTCATGGCGACACACCGAGGGGCCGATGGGCCGACTCCGTGATGTGGGCCAAGATCAGAAAACAAGCGATTGAAAGAGGTCTCGGAATATCATGAGCTTGCCCATCCAAGAAATCAAAGACCAGTATCGTGAGCTTCAGCGCCGGTCCAACGAGGCCTACCAGGCTGCCGAACCGGAACGGCAGGCCTTGAAGGAAGCCGAGCGCCCGCACCGCGAACTCGAGGAACAGATCACAGCCTTCCTTGAGGAGCACGACAAGGAGGTCATCGACCATTGCGAAGGCTGTTGCGAGCCGATCTTCGAAGGTGAGCGCTGCACCGGTGGCGAAAACAATCTGTGCGAGGCTTGCGCGCCGACCTGGCGCGACATGCTGCTCAGCCCGGAGAACTTCTCCACCTTCCATGGCAACCCATGCACCTATGCCGAAGCGAAGCGGATCTGCGACGATCACGTGGCCGCCGGCGGCTCCCTCGACGACAAGATGGTGAGCTAATGGCTACGGAGATCAAGCGTCCCGATACCGCTTTCCAGACCGGTACCGGCCGCCGGGTGAAGGAACCGCGCCGGAACGATCGCTTTTACCTCGACTGGATCCGCAAGCTCCCCTGCATCATCACCGGGCAGTCGGCCTGGGGCATCCATGGTGTCCACGCCGCCCATATCCGGTACGGAGACCGGACCTATGCCAAGCCGTCCGCCGGCACCGCAGAGAAGCCGGACGACGTGTGGACGCTGCCGCTATGGTGGGAGAAGCACGAAGAGCAGCACAATGGCTCCGAGCGGCTGTTCTGGGAGCGTCACGGCATCCCGGATCCGCTGGCAATCTGCGTCCGGCTCTATGCCGTCTACCCGTCAGAGGAACGGGCCCTGCTGGTTCTGGAGCAAGCCAGGAGGGGAAAGTGACCAGGTCGCCCCGTCTTGTCGAGAAGAAGGAAGCCGCGGCCTACTGCAGCATCGACGAAGGCACGTTCGACAATTGGGTCCGGAGCGGAAAGATGCCGGCTGCCTGGAACGGCACCAAGCGCTGGGACATGCGCGCCATCGACGAGGCTCTGGACAAGGGCAGCGGTTTGCGTGCAGAATCGCCGGCAGGGGATGAACAGAGCGGTACCGACTTCGACGACTGGCTGCACGAGCAGTGAGGGAGCTTCGATTATGGATCGCCGAACTTTCTTGAAGGGTACGACGGTGTTGGCCGCCGCGTCCGCTCTTCCCGCACTTCCAACCGCCGCACCAACCTTTGCCAAAGGCGGTTTGGTCCCTCCAGGTAAATGGGGAGTCGTCGGCGAAGCCGGTCCGGTATTCGTGACCCCGCGAACACTCTATAGCCCCATGGCAAAGCTTTGCATCAATGGTGGACCTGAACGCGAAGTCGGGCCTGTAACGATCACCATTGAGCGCAACATCGACGACTGAGGAGTGAACCGGTGGACTGGAGCAAGGTGGAAAGCCCACTCGAACGACAGAAGCGAGAAGGTGACGACTATCTCGCTGAAATGCGAAAGAAATCTCCCCCACAGCCGGAGCGCCCCCCATCACATGAAAACACCCTTCGGCTCTACCAGTGCGGGCTACTGAGTGCGGGTCTTATCCGTCACTTGGCAGCCACCGATGAGATATTGGCACTGAAGGCCGATCGACTTGGCGTGCCGACGGCAGATGAGTTAGCCTCAGAGATTGACGATTGAGAATATGGAACCGTACCCAATATCAGAGTTAGAGCAAGCGATTGAAAGGTTGAAGTCCATCGGACACTTTGTCATGCGCTCGGACTTCCCGCCGCCACCGCTGCCGGCTCTCTACACCGTGGATGATTTCGAGCTTACGGAATCGCAAGTGGTCGATTTGGCGAGGCAAACCTTTCCAGAATTTAGGCGAGGTTTACAGGGAGCTGAGACGGTGACGACGTGCAGGATTAACGACTGTGTCCGGGAACATCCTTGCGTCATCGTATGCCAGGACTGCGGAACCAAGTACCGGTCCGACGAGCGAGAATGTCCGGAGTGTTCCTTGCGCACTTGCACTCAGGACCGACACGAACCATGCGAGACGGATCGGCGCATGGTCGAGAAGATCGAACAAATTCCCGGGCCATTCGGCTGGACGGTTTTCAAAGTGGGCGACCTTGTCACGCGAGACGGAACGGACATTCAGCGGGTTGTTGAGGTCGACTGCGGCGGTCAGACGATAACCGTAGAGTGCGTTCGTGAGCCCCTAGGCTGGCTGGAAGAAGATGGGGTCACAAGGTCAGAGCCTTGGTGCCGCGTCGGTGAGCGAGAGTTCAACATGGCACGCAGATACCAATTTGCATCAGAAGTCATCGATCATGAGGTGCTACTGCAAATCGAGACTGTGACTCAGTAGGAGAGTGTCTTGGCGGATCACTACAAGGGAATGCACCGGGTCAAAAAGATACTGGCGAACGGAACGCCGCGGTTCACCTATTATGCGTGGCGTGGTGGACCGAATTTCTGGACCAACGATGGCACCCCGCTCAATCCGCCCTACTCCACTGCATTCCGCAAGGCATTTGACGAGGCAAAGACCTCTGAGCGTTCTGGTCCTGCCAATGACGATCGAGGAAGGATCGTTGGGGTCATCCAAGCCTATATGCTTGACCATGCATTCCTGAAGAACAAAGCGATCACCCGGCGTGAATACGGCCGGTCACTCGACAAGATCCGGGAAAAGTTCGGAAAGGCCAGGATCGGCGCTTTCATGGATCCGCGCATGCGCAAGGAAATCAAGAAGTGGCACCAGAGCTTTGGTGCGACGCCTCGGCAGGCAGACATGCATCTCGGGGTGCTCGTCACGCTCCTGAACTTCGCCAAGGACCAGGGTGAGATCACCGGGCACTGCGCCGATGACATCGACCGGCTGCACACCGCCAACCGGTCTTCGATCATCTGGGAGCCGGAGGAGTTCCTGCTCCTCAGTCAGAAATGCGAGATACCATCGGTTTGGCCGATTATGGCGGCGGGCTACAGCGGGCTGCGCCGGACCGACATCGTCACGATGCCGAAGACTGCCGACAAGGGCGACCACCTCAATTGGTGGACCAGCAAGAGCAACGGAAAGAATGAAGTGGTGGTGCCGATCGTCGCCGACTTTCGCCGGCTGCTCGACCAGGCAAATGAATACCGGCAACAGATGGAGGAAAAGCGCGGCGTCGAATGCATGACGCTGTTCTGCAACTCCCGCGGCAAGTCGTTCACGCCGGATGGGCTGTCGACACAATTCGACAAGGCCCGGGCCCTGACAGGTGTCAACAAGCGATTCCACGACCTCAAGGGCACGGCGGTTCACAGTTTCATCAAGGCAAACTTCGACGACGAGGAGATTGCCGAGATTGTCGGCTGGTCGACCCAGGACGTGAAGCAGATCCGCCGGCGTTACGCCGATCGGAAGGTCATCGTCATGTCGGCAATTTCACGTCTCGAGCGGATAAAGTAACAGGCTCATATGCGATTGATCGATGTCAGCACTAGGATGCACCCGAATGTTCGTACCATGGTGGACGATGAGGATTTCGATCGACTAATCGAACACCGTTGGGCGGCAACCCGTAGAAAAAAGAAGCTCTATGTACGGGCGGTGATTGGGGAGACCGACTTCCTGCTCAACCGGTTTATCATGCAGCCGCCAGAAGATAAATTCGTCGGATATAGAGACGGCAACCCCCTCAACAATCAAAAATCGAACCTTTGGATTTGCACGAAGGAAGAGCTGCATCAGTTCGCTACCGAGGTCGGTAGTTACCGGCATCTTGAAGCCGAACATATCCATCGAGTACGCCGCAAACTCAGCGATGGAACGGTCAAGATTTACCTCTACAATCGGCTCACAAAAGAACCCCTCGGGAACAAAATTGTAAACCGCTGA